AGTCCGTCGCCGGGGGCGCCACCGTCAACCTCGACAACGACACCGTGCTCTATTCGACGCGCCTCGAGCTCACCGGGCTCCTGACCGCCAACATCGCCGTCGACCTGCCCGACCGGAAGCGCAAGCTCTGGATCAAGAACAGCACCACGGGCGACTTCACGCTCACGGCTCGGCCGACCGGCGGCGCCGGGCTCGTCATCCCCCGAGGGCTCGACTTCGGGCTCTATCACTTCGAGAGCGCCGACGCCATGCGCGTGCTCCTGCACCCGCGCTTCGGCGTCCATCTCTTCCACTCCACCACGCAGTCGATCGCGAACGCTACGCCGACGGTGCTCACCTGGGATTCCGAGACGCACGATGACGCGCAGAATCCCGGCTTCCATAACCCGGGCTCCAATCCGAGTCGCATCACGATCCCGGCGAGCATGGGTATCACGGCCGTGAAGCTCGTCGCGCAGGTAGTCTTCGCCGCCGACGCCGACGGTGACCGGGAGATCCGGCTCCTGAAGAACGGCGCGGCGACGTTCGCCGGCCGGGGCCGGAACCGCCTGCGCGCGACGGCGACTCTGGAGCACGCCTCGCACGTCGAGACGCCTCGCATCGCCGCGACGGCTGCCGACTTCTTCGAGGTGGAGGTACTCCACGACGCCGGCGCGGCTCTCGACGTCGCAGGCGGCAACAATCAGAGCTGGTTCGCGCTCGAGGTACTCGCGTGAGACTCGAGCTTACCCGCATCCTGAGCCAGGAGGACGGGACCTTCGGCGTGCTGCGCGGGCCGGGGCTACTGCTGTTCACGGCCGAGCTGCCCTGGGCCGATAACGCGCCCGAGCGCTCGCGCATCCCGCCGGGCAGCTACACGCTCGAGCCTCACCATACCGAACGCTTCCCGGCCTGCTGGGCGCTCGTCGGCGTCGGCGTCGCGCATTTCCCGGCGCCCGGTGTGACGCGCTCGGCCGTGCTGATCCACGCGGCGAACCTACCTACTGAGCTCCGGGGCTGCATCGCCCCCGGGCGCTATCTCGGCCAGCTCGACGGTCGGCTCGCGGTCCTGCGGAGCCGCGACGCGATGGCCGATCTCCGCGTCGCGCTGCCGCGCGCGCAGGCGCACGCGCTCGAGATCGCCGAGGCAATCAGATGAAGACGCTCACCGACGCGCTCAACGGCTTGCTTCTCTACTGGCAAACGCACCCGAGTGGCGGCAACCGCGCTCAGCTTCTCTCGCTCGCGCTCGCGCAGGGCTTCGTCGAGCCGGTGCTCAGCCAGTGGCTCGACGTCTTTCTCGCGGGCCTGGTCGATCTCGGCTGGATCGCTACCGCCGACTACGACGTCTCCCTAGCGCCGAAGGTCGCCGCGATCGGGCCGGCGCGAGCGGGCGACGCGGCGCGCGCCGTATTCGACCACCTGCTCGAGAGCACGCTGGCCCCGATCGACGCGGAGAATCAGGCTCAGGCCCTCGCGGCGACGCTCGCGCTTCTCGTCACCAAGCTCGCGAACGTGGACGCAGGGATCTCCCAGGCGCTCAGCTTTCCCCCGTCGGCGCCCCGAGACGCGCTAGTGGAAGCGGCTCAGCTCGGCCGAGCGTCGATCGACGCGCAGCGCGCCGGCGTCCAGCTCGCGCTGGATCAGGTCGCCGTCTAGGCCGTGGCGATCACCTTCCGGCAGGGCGAGGGGTCGCGGACGGCTTCGCAGCCCGCGATCGTCAGCATCGTCGCCGGGGTCCTTACTGTCACCGCCGATCTCACGACGGCCCTGGTCGGCGACATAATTGAGCTCTTCGGCACGGGAGGGAACGACGGCTTCTATTCCGCCTCGGCGATCGACACCGTGCCGACGCCGGACACGTATCTGCTCCGACCGGCGCCTGCCGATCAGGGCGCAGTCGGCAACGCGGCGCGCCTGAACCGGGCCGCGGCCTACACCTTTACGGCGAGCGCGATCACGTCCGTCACCGCCATCCCGGGCACCGCTCTCGCAGTTATCGAAGTCGCGGGCGCCACCTTCATGAGCCAGGCCGTCGGCGGCGTCATCATGGATCTCAGCGACCGTCTCGTCGTGACGGGCTCCACCACTCTCGCCAATAACGGCGCCTGGTACGTGCAGGAGATCCTGTCGAATACCCGGGTGATAGCTCGCCCGCCCGACGGCGGGGTCGGCATGGCGACGCAGGCTGCCTCGGGCACGCTCACGGCGCGACGCGGAGTCCACGTAGCCTTTCAGATCGACGAGGCCACCCTCACGTGGCAGCGATATCTCGATGTGGCGACCCCGATCGCGGCTCCCACGCCCGGCACCTTCTTCGGCTCGGGCGCGATCAGCGACTACATCCGGAAGAGACGAGCAGACGTCGCTGGCGTCACCCGCACCCTCTACACGATCCACGGTCTCACGAACATCTACGTGGAGCAGGCCGGGCTCGTCGGCGACGCCGCTTGGACCTCGGGCAACGAGACGGTGTTCGTCGCGCGTCGAGCCGCGACGGCGGGGACCGGGGGCGATCTTGGGAGCGGGCCCGTGAACATCCGGCCGCTCACCGGGGCCGGGTGGACGGGCTCGCTCAACTTCCGGCTCGGGCTGCGTCTCGGCAATCGCTTCTCGGCGCAGAATTGCTCGGCGTGGGTAGGCGTAGACCCGGGCCAGCTCAACTCGACGCCGTTCAACCTGGCCCGGCTCCGGGCCTACGGCTCGCTTTGGGACACGAGAAACCCTGCGGGCTTGCTCGGCGGGCCGTTCGCCGACGAGTTTATCGCCTCGATCATTCGCGAGGGGCTGACCTTGAAGGGGGCTGGGGGGCTCGTCGAGTCCACCGCGGTAGTCGGCGGGATCGGCTACCTGATCCTGACCGGCTCCGCCGACATGGCGAACCTCCTGCTCTGCCAGAACACGACCGCCGCCGCCGCCGTCGTGTCCGTCGGGACTCTCGCCGGGCTCCGGAAGAGCGATCTGGTGGTCTCTCCGCTCCTGACGATCATCTCCGGGCTCTTCATCTTTCTCAACCCAGGCGAGGACTATGATATCACGACGCTAGGGATAAACTCTGGCGGGGCCGCAACGTGTGAAAAGCAGTACACGTTCAACCCCCGCTTCGTCTCTCTCGACGCGCCCGATGCGACTCCTATAGAGATCAGCGGATTCACGGTGACGATCTACGAGAACAATGGTGTGGCCTGGACGCAGGTATTTACCGGGGTGACGGACGTGAACGGTTTCCTAAACGCTGGGGTGGGCGTTAACCTACGCCGTCAGCATCGAGCCTCGAGCAACGCGGTCACCAACTTCACGCATCGCTTCGTGGGCGAGGGCGGCGGCTTCCGGCTCCACAACGACCCCTTCGTCATGTCCGAGCCGGTCGGCTCGGATCTTCCTGTCGATCGGATCTCGCCGCCCTATGAGGGAGAGTTCGGAGAATGAGATACGCCACCCCGCAATTCGGCGAGACGATGCACGCGGTCGGGAAGTTCCTGTCGGCGCTCCCGGCCGGGCAGATCCAGGCCGTGCTCGTGCGCAACCTGACGACCGGGGCCTCGCTATCCATCGCGTCGGCGAACGCTACGGAGATCCCCGGCACCGCCTTCGGCGGGTTCGCCACCTACGAGTGGTCCACCGCGAATCTCACCACGCCGCTCACGGTGTTCGCCGAGCTCATCGTCATTCTCCGGGACACGGTGACCGGCCGTATCCAGGAGTCGAAAGTCGTGGTCGGCGGCTACCCCGACGAGTCGGCGCTCCAGCGCTTCGGCGGACGCGTCCACGTGGATACGGTGCTCGGCGTGCCCGGGACGGCGTACCCGCGCGGGACGCCCGAGCTGCCCGTGAATAACCTGGCAAACGCCTTTACGATCCGGGCGGCGTTCAACCTCCCCAAAGCCTTCCTGATCCGGTCGAACGGCTCGACGCTCCTGCTCGACGCGACCGTCAACGGCGGCGTGTTCACCGACTTCACCTTCGAGGGCGTCGACCCGCAGAACGATATCATCCGATTCTCGACCGGAGCCGGCGCGATCAGCACGGCGGGGGTCCGGCTCGGGCGCATCACCGCCTGGGGCAACTTCTCGGGGCGCGTCATCGGGACGGAGTGCCAGATCGGGCTCTCCACCGGGAACACCACCGGGCTCGACGGGACCTTCGACAACTGCACCTTTGAGGCCGATGGCGCTAGTGGGTTTTCGATCGCCCTCTCCATCGGTTCAGCGTTCAATCTCGTCGGCCCGGCTCGTGCGGGCGATGTAGGCCTGGTGGGCTTCGGCGGCGGCACCCGGATCGACATGGGCGCGGGCGCTGCCACGATGCTCGCGGAGGGGCTGGTCGGCTTCTGGCAGTTCGTGAACATCGCCGGTGGGGACCTACTCGCGGCGGTACTCAAGGGGGCGCAGGTCCACTTCTCGACCGGCAGCGGAAGCCCGATCATCGTACTCGCTGGCATCGGGGAGATCGTCAATACCGTAGGGTTCCCTCTCGCTTCCGAGCGCGTGGTCCGGGGCTCCGACACGATCGCGACCCGCAAGCATCTCACGAACAACCGGATGGTCGATTGGGTCCCGAACCCGGCGCAGGAAGTGGTGTATAACGACGACGAAGTGACCGAGCTTCAGCGCGCGGATCTCTTCGATCAGTTCGGCGCGAACATCAACACGGGCAATCGACCGCAGGGCCCGCTGATCTCGAAGCGTGACGTGGTGTAGTTTATGGTCGGTCTAGGGCGCGCCGTCGGGGCTGGAGCCGATCTCGTCATCTTCGGGATCGTCGTCACGGCCGGCACTGAGCTGCCGCTCGAGAAAGAGCGCACCTACTGCTTGGAGCAGTCGAGAAGCGTAACGCTAGCGAGCCCCGCTCGCCGGATGGAGCTGAGACAGAATCGTGTCGCCGAGGTGTGTTGAGCGCGAGCACGCGCTGGTGCAGACGCGAAGCGTCGCGATCGGGGCCGGGCTCCGAGCCTACGCGCTCGGGCCCCAGGCTCGGCTCCGGGCCCTGGCCGGGCTCTCCCGGAGCTTCGCCGTCTCGGGTCTCCGGAGCGTTCCCATCACCGGCCCCCGGGTGTACCGTGTAGTGGACTCCCGGCGCTATGCGATCCCGGAAGGCGAGAGGTGCTAGATGGCCGTCCACACGTTCCCCTGGAAGGACCCGAGCGACCGGCTCGACTACTCCGTCGACTTCACGGCCGTGCTCGATGCTACCGAGCAGCTCGTCTCGGGCGTCTGGACCGTCTCGCCTGCCGGGCCGACGCTCGTGACCCAGGAGATCCTGGCCGGCGGCAAGATCGCCCGGGTGTGGATCACCGGCGGCACGGACGGAATCGACTACACCCTGGAGCTGACCGCGACGTCGAACCTCGGCGTGCCCGGCCCCCGGATCTGGCAACGCCAGTTCCTGCTGCCCGTCCGGACCCTCTAGCCCCTGGAGCCCGGGCCGAGGTAGACTCCCCGGCCGGGAGGATTCCACCATGTCCATCCTGCTCCGCTTCCTGCTCGCTCGGGCGCGCGAGCGCTCGTCTTGGCTCGGCGTCATCACCTTCCTGACCGGCTTCGGGATCTATCTCGAGCCGGAGCAGGTCGAAGCGCTCGCGGCGCTCGGCATCTCGCTGGCCGGCGCCGTCGCCGTGCTCTGGAAGGATCCAGGCTCGCCGACCGTGGCGCCCGTGCTCCTGCTCGTCGCGCTGCTCGGACTCGGCTGCGTCCACTACGACGGAGCCGCCTACCGGGACGCAGCGGCCTATGGGCAGAGCGCGACCCGGTTGACCGTCGACGTCTGCGATGCCCATCGGCGCTCGGCCGTGGCGCTCACGGACAGCGCCGGCTCGGCCGTGGCCTACCGGGTCCCCTTCGGCGCCGGCGACGCCGTGCCCCGGCTCGCGCGCGCCCATGCGTTCCAGTCGCGCGTCTGCGATGAAGCGTGGGTGCGCGAGGCGACCGGCCGGCTCGACCCGAGCGCCCGGCTGCGCATGCTTCAGGCGTGGTCGGAGATGTGGCGCGACGGCTCGGCCGTGCTCGGGGGCGAGTAGCCATGCGGTTCTTGATCTCTCCCGACGGGCTCGCCGAACGCGCGCGGACGCTGCTCGACGGCGTGCTCGAGGGCTTCCGGCAGCTCGCGCTACGCGAGGCGACCGAGGAGCTAGGGCTCGAGGCCGACCCTCGGGCCGGCGAAGTCTCCAGGCTCGAGGCGCACGTCGAGCTGCGCGACGAGCTCACCGAGCTGATCGTCAAGCATGCCCCGACGATCGCGACCGGGGGCGCGGACTTCGCCTTCTCGATCGTCCGGGGGCTCGCGCTCGAGGACGGCTCGCTCGACCATCTCGACCTCGCCGCGCTCTCCGACGGCGATCTCATGCGCTTCTCGCTCCAGGGCGCGCAGATCGCCGCCGAGCTGCGGGCTCAGATCGTCGCAGGGCGCGCCGCGCTCGTCGCCGATCTGAAGCAGGTTGGGGGCAAGGTGGCTCGGGGAGCGCTCTCGGCCGTGCTCGTCGCCTTGATGGCCTAAAGCGCGTTCCACGTGGCACGCCCCCGGGGAGTCCGGAGATGGGCTGCGCAGGATGCCCTAGGAGGCCAGGAAGATGCCCAACGGCTCTATTCCTACCGGGTCCCCGGCGAACGGCTCGGGAAGCGCCCGGCTCGTGCGCCTGCTGACGGCCCTAGCCGCCGTGGCCGGCGCGCTCGGGACCGGCGGGAGCGTCTACCAGTGGCGGGGGGCCGAAGGGGAGCGCGCGTCGGTCGCGCGCGAGAACGCCGCGAGCGTCCAGCTCCTCCAGGGGCTCTCGGCGATCTACACCGCCGAGCTGGCCCGGGCGCAGGAGCGCGACGAGCGCTGCTGGCGCGTGCTCCACGGCGGGGGGATGGGGCCGGAGCCGGCCATCGAGCCCGCGCCGATGCCCGAGATCACGACGCCACCGGGCCCCGACGTCGTGCTCCACGTCGCGGCCGAGCCCGGGCTCGAGCCGGCGCCGGCGCCGAAACTCCCGAAGCTCAAGCGGCTCCAGCGCTACGACTGGTGGGAAGGCTTGCCCCCGCAGGTCCAGTCGCTCGTGCCGGGCTACGTCCCGCCGGAGCCGGAGCTAGCCCCGTGAAGGTACTCGGCAACGGTGCTCTCACGCGCGTCGTCGTCGGCGTTACGACCGCCGGCGTCTTGGGCGGTGTCGCGCTGTACGGCGAAGTCCGCGCGAACAGCGCCCGCACTACCGCTCTTGAGCACGCGACGGTCAGCACGCTCCAGAGCATCGAAGCGCTCCGCAGCAGCATGGACGAGCTACGCGAGCAGGTCGCCGAGAACAACGGCTACCTGCGCCGACTCGAAGAGCGCCGGCGCTAAGGCTTCGCCTTGGCGCGCACCGCGACGAGACGGTGAACGCACTCGGCTAGCTGCCCGTCCTCGTGGAAGCGCTTGGCGAGATAGTCCTCGAGCGCGCGCTCGACAACGCGTCGGAAGGGGATGCGTCTCGCGATCGCGTAACCGAGCGTCAGCCGGTGGAGCTGACGATCCAGGCGCACCGTGGTCGCCTGCGTCGGTTCGCGTCGGGGGCTCTCGACGTCGCTCATGGATCTCCTAGTCGAAAATGGTGCGGCCGAGCGCTTCGAGCGTCCGGGTATAGAGCACCTCAACTGCGGCCGAGACGCCCCGGCGCGCGACTCGAGAGCCGAGCGCCGCGGCGAGCGCTCTCAGATCGCTCTCACATTCGAGCGTGCCCGGCGCGTTCAGATCGACGGCGTGCTGAATGCGCCGCGCGGCGAGAACGCGAGCGGAGCCGTCCGGGTACTCGCGCCCCATCGCCTCGAGCCGCTGCTCGACCCAGGATCCGATCTCGGCGCGCTCTGCGGGCGTCACGACGGCTCACCGACGAGTGCGAGCAGGGTTTCCGCGAAGGCGCGAATGGGGGCAGCGAGCGCCGGCGGGACCTTCCCTCCGGCGCCCTGGGGTGTGCTGCGATCGGATCTCACCATCTCCAGAGATCCTACGGTGGGGGCCCTATTGCCCCCGTCTTCCCGCGGCTCGGCGGCCTGCGGTGAAGGCGAATGGGGCTCGAGCTGGGAGACGATGGCCGGCTCGAGCGACTGGTGCTGTAGGATCTCGCCGACAGCTTCGCCGGTAGGCCCGAAGCGCGCGCTCCAGACTTGACGCTCCGGATAGCCCGTAGGCGAAACGTAGCCGAGCCCGGCTAGGCGACTGTGCTTGTGCGCTCGCGCCTGCTCGCGATAGCCCCAGAGCCCTCGCTCCCGAATGCGCTTCGTGACGTGGCTCCGGTCGAGCCCGCTCTGCTTCGCCAGCCGGGAAAGGTTGCCGCCGTGGTGCTGGAGCAGCATCATCCAGGCCATGCGCTCGAGAGCGAGACGCCAGGCTCGGAACGTCGGCGGCGTGCCGGCGCCGTCGGACTCGAGCGTCACCTTGATCATCTCACTTGACCTTCAGCGTGTGGCTCTTCTGGAGCCGGGCCCCGGGGATCGCCTGCCCGGTACGGAGCACGGCGAGCAGGGTGCGCTTGTCCAGCTCGGGTGGCGGCGGCGGTGGGATGCGCCAGTAGGCTTCGGGGATCAGCTTGGCGTCGTCGATCGCCGTGAAGCTCGACGGGCTCCACGAGATCGTGACGCGTTCATCCTTGAGCTTGTCTCCGGCGGGGACGATCCGGCCGACGTACTCGAGCAAGCGCTCGGCCCGGTCGCGGTGCCCCTTGGCGCGGGCGCTGAGCTCATCGGCGACTCGCTGAATCTTCTCGGCCTCGCAGCGCTCCCCCTTCAGGTAGGCCGCGACGTCGAGCGCGATCCGGTCACGGTGCCCCTCGAGCGCGTCTAGCTGTTCCAGCGTGCGCTCCGTAATCTCGCCCGTCTCCGGGTCGCACTCCTGAGCCAAGATGCGCTCGATAGCGTCGGCGACGTCGAAGAGCGCGTTGACGTGCAGCCGGCTCATTCGCCATATCCCCCGCGCAGGTCGCCGTCCTCGAGCGGCGGGGGCTCGTCGTCGTCGTCCGCACGAGTCGGGACGGGGCCCGGAGCGTGCTCGAAGGCGGCGTCGTGCTCGCTCGGCGCTGCTTGCTCCGGCGGCGCAGCCGGCTCTTCCGGGGGCTCCCACGTCTCGAGGAACAGCTCGACCCAGTTGGGGTAACGCTCGGGCTGCTTCTGATTCCCGAAGTTGCGCCAGTGGATCTGGCCGACTTCCGTGACGGATAGCGCGCGGCAGAGCCGGAGCAGGAGTGCGTCAACCGTCCAGTCGCCCCCCAGCTCGCCGGCGCGCTTGTTCGCGAGCGCCCACGCCATGCGCTGTTTCCCTTCCGAGATCGCGTCAGCCGTGCGCGCCGGGCCGGGAGTCGGGGGCGGGCCGGCCGTGCTGTTCTCCCACTCGGCCCCGGTCGCCGTGGGCGCGGGCGTCGGCTGTCCCTGAGCCGCGGCTTCCTGCTTCGCGCGCGCCTGCGCGGCGCCGCGCTCGAAGCTCGCCGGCTTCGGCTTCTCGGCTCCCTCTTCCTTGAAGGTCATCTCTTCGGCCGGCGTGCCCGAGTAGCCCGCCAAGACCACGATCCACCGGAGCGCCTGCCCGAGCGCCTTCGACGTCGCGCGCGTCTGAGCCATCGACCGGAGCGCATGGCGCGTCGGCGCGTACTCGCAGGGCGTCTTGGGATGCGTGTCGTGCACCGGGCAACCCGGGACCCAGTTGTGCCGGAAGCCCCCGTCGCGCAGGCTCTTGTACTCGTCGGACCAGCAATCGGCCTCCGCGGCACAGATCACTTGCCCCGTAGCGATCCGGACGGCCGTGACACGCGCTTCGTAGGCGGGCACGTCGGCGCCTTGGCAGGGGCGCGTCCACTCCGTCATCGGCGAGACGCCGACCATCGCGCCGAGCGCGCACCACGCTTCCACCTTCAAGTGCTCGCTCTGGCCGATCGGCACGGCTAGGTGCTTCTCGTCGACGAGATGACGGAGCCGGTTCGCGATGTTCCGGGCGCGCTCCATCCCTAGGTCGAGGGACTGGAAGCTCTGGATGGCGTCGCCGGGCGCGCCGGCCGTCGCGACCGCTCGCGACTCGGGCTCGCGCACCACCTCGGGGACCTGCACGGGATCGGGCACGTGGGCTCTCCTCTACGTCGGGCCCGGGATCGTAGACGATCGCCCCCGGAAAAGGGAAGCAGAATCGCTCACCGGAGGGCCTAGACACCGGCCGTCGCTCGGGCGTAGACTCTGCCCCGGCCGTCAGGGTGGGAGGGAAGCCTTGCCGCGACCGATCGCGCCGGAGCAGGCGCAGCGATGGATGCTGCGGCTCGCCGACTCCGTGCTGCTTTACCCCGGGCTCGAGGACGTCGCGCTACGCGCGGCCGTGCTCTTCCTCCGCAAGCGAGCCGAGATCGACGCCGAAGGGGGGTTGATGTTGACCGTCTCCGACGTGCTCTCCCTGCTCCGCAGAGACGGAGACGAGAGCGCGCGCGAGACTCAGGAGCGCTGGCAGGCTGCGCTCGGGTCGGGCCTACTCGTGCCGCTCCCGAGCCCCGAGCGAGCCACGACGGAGCCACGATCGAGCCACGACGGAGCCACGACGGAGCTAGAACGAAGCCACGACCTGACCACGTTCAAGCCACGAGCGAGCATGCCCGGAGCACGCTCCTGGCATCGAGCAGGCCGGGCTCGGCTAGCTATCCTATCGGAATTGCTCGAAACCGTCGGCCCTACGCGTACCGTCAAGCCGGAACACGTCGTCACCACTGTAGCTCTCTCCTCTTCTAGCCTTAGCAGGAGACGGAGAGCGCAGAGGGTAAAGCCTTTGCAGGAGACTCCGGCTCCCTCTGCCTCTTCGTCTTCCTCTTCTAAGACGTCCGAAGAGCAGAGCAGAGCAGGAGAAGAGGGACCTACTACGACGAGAGCAGCCGAGCCGTCGGCGCCCGGGGCACGCGTAGGGGCACACGTAGGGACCGAAACGACGCCGCCGGCTCGAGAGCTCACCGACGAAGAGCGCGCGACCCTGGTGCCCCCCGAGTACGTCACGTCCGCGCTACCGGCTCGGGTCAACAAGCTCGTCAACTTCCTCGGCCAAGAGCCGGGCACTCGAGAAGTCAAAGCGGCGTGGCTCACCCGGGAGCTACCCAGGATCGAGGTGGCGGCGTTCCGGAAGCCGGGGGCCGAAGCGTCGCGCGCCAAGTTCAACGCGGCGGTCGCCGCCGAAACGCTCCAGTGGTGGCGGACCCACGTCAAGCGCCGGGGGCCGACCGTTTCGGCGGACGACGAAGGCGCGCGCCACGAGCGAGCCCGGGTCACGATGGACGAGGAGCTGGCCGACCTGAAGCGGACCGCTACCGCAGAGCAGGCCTCGGGAGAGCAGGCTCGAGCCTTCGCCAACTACCGCCGGACGCACCCCAGGGTTACTCCGGCAGGAGAGGACCCGGACGTGCACAAGCGTCGGGCCGAGCAGCGCGGCGCCCCGGCGCGCCCTACGTCGCCGCCTGCGGCCCCAGCGTCGCAGCAGGAGCCACGAACGGCCCCGGCCCGAAGCTCGAGCCGGGGGCCCGTGCCGATCGGCGCCGTGGCGCCGGGCGTCGTCTCGGGCTTCCGGCGCCCCGAGTCTCCTGACGAGCCAGAGAGCCGGCCCCGGCAAGCGCCCCCGGCTCGGCCCATGCGCCCGGTGCCGAAGCCCGGGGCGCGCCCGACTCCCGAGCCCGAGCCCGAGCCCGAGGCTCCCTACGGCGACGAGGATGAACAGTGAGCCCCCGGCGCCGGCGCTGGCGCGTGCGCGCGCGGGGTCAGGTCCGGCAGGCGAAACGCTACGGCGAGATGAATCTCGCCGAGCAGCGCTATTCGCAGCAGCTCGAGCGTCGCCGGCTCGCTGGGGAGATCCTGCTCTGGCGCTTCGAGGCCGTGAAGCTCCGGCTCGCTCAAGGCGCGTGGTACACCTGCGACTTCTGGTGTCTCGACGTCGACGGCTACGTCGAGATGCACGAGTTCAAGGGGCACTGGCGCGAGGCTGCGCGCCTGAGGATCAAGGTCGCCGCGCAGGAGTTCCCCGAGCTACGGTTCCTCGCCGTCGTCGAGCAATACGAAGGGCGGACACCGCTCGGCGTCTACACCTTCGAGGAGATCAGTCCGTGAACGTGCCTGAGCCCGTCATCCTGCCCGCCGACTTCGCGCGAGCGGATCTGTCGCTCTTCGATCCCTGGTGGCTCCTGCGCGACGCGCTCGCGTTCTACGCTCGCAGCGAGACGTACCTGCCGACGCTCGAGGACGGGCGTTCGCAGACGACGGGCTACCGTCGCTGGAAGAAGCCCGGCCGGCCGTGCCTGCGGGATCGGGGCGAGCGCGCGCGAGAAGCGCTCGCCATGCTCGAGGAGCTCGGGCGCGCGCCTGTACAGGTCGCGATCCCCCTGGCTGCGCTGCTATCTCGCGTCGCCTATGAACGGCGCCGCGACAGAGGAAAGCACGATGGGAAAGACGAGAGTGGAAAAGCGCAAGCCCTCGGAGGAGCTGCTGGAGATCATCCTGGCCGATCTCCGAAAGCTCGTCGAAGATCACCTCGGCTTCGTCGAGACGAAGCTCCACAAGATGATGGGCACGGTCAAGGCTGAGATCGCGCTCGGCGTCTGCTTCGAGCAGGACGACGACTCGCCCCCGAGCGTGCGATGCTCGGCGCGCGTGAAGCTCCCGGGCGAGGAGAGCCCGGGGCATACGCTCGCGTGGCGCGCCGGCGGTCAGCTTCAGCTCGACTTGGGCAGCGACGCTTACGGCCCGGGTGACGGCGACGATCGGCAGGACCACGACCAGCCGAGCGCGGCTTAGATGGCGACGTGGCGCTGTGGCTCCTGCGCCCGTCTCGAGAGCACCGAGAGCCCGACGGCCCCGACGATCCGGTGCCCGGGTTGCGGGCGCACTCGAGCGTGGCAGCCCGTGGTGGTAGCGACGCTCGCGAACCTGACGGCGTGGATGCACCCGGAGAATCCTCGCCGGATCAGCGAGCACGACTTCGGCGTGCTATCGCGCTCGCTCGAGACGTTCGGGTGGGTGGGGCACATCGTCCTGAACCTGCGCAGCAGGAAGCAGGGCTGGCCGAAAGGATCGGCGCCGGGCGTCGTCTCGGGCCATCAGCGCATCCGGGCCGAGTCGGCACGTCACCCCGACACGAGCACCCACGAGGTGCCCGTTCTCTACGTCGACGTCAACGCGAAGCGCGAGCGCGAGCTGATGCTGGTGCTCAACCGGAACAGCGGCACCTGGGAGCCCGACGATCTGGAGCGCTTCCTGCGAGCGCTCGAAGCTGAAGGCGGCGACCTGACGCTCACCGGCTTTACGGAGCACGAGATCAAGGGCTGGCTCGGCCGGCTCGAGGAGACGGCGCCCGGGAGCTTCCCGACGCCGGCCGAGGACACGAGCCACGAGTGTCCCAAGTGCGGCTATCGCTGGAAGCAATGACGAAGCCCCCCTATCTGCGCCCGTCGATGGCCGAGACGCGCGCGGTGCCGAGCAACGGCTATCGCGTCGTCTCGACCTTCACGGGCTGCGGTGGCTCCTGCCTGGGCTTCCGGCTCGCCGGCTACTCGACGATCTGGGCATCTGAATTCGTGGATGTGGCGCGCGACTGCTATCGGCTCAACTTCCCAGACGTGCCGATCGACCCGCGCGACATTCGAACGGTCCAGCCGTCGGAGATCCTGAAGGCCATCGGGCTCGAGGCCGGCGCCATCGACGTGCTCGAAGGCTCCCCTCCCTGCGCCAGCTTCTCGACGGCGGGCAAGCGCCAGAAGCATTGGGGAAAGACGAAGCGCTACAGCGAGACGGAGCAGCGCTCGGATGATCTCTTTTTCGAATACGTGCGAGTGCTCGAGGGGCTTCAGCCCCGAGTCTTCGTCGCCGAGAACGTGCGCGGGCTCGCGATCGGTCGCGCCAAGGGCTACTACCTCGAGATCAAGGAACGGCTCGCCGGCGCCGGCTACCGGGTCGCGGCGCGCGTGGTCGACGCACAGTGGCTCGGCGTGCCCCAGCGCCGGGCGCGCGTCGTCTTTCTCGGCGTGAGAAACGATCTCGAGCGAGAGCCCGCGTTCCCCACGCCTCGCCCGTACCGATACAGCGTGCGCGACGCGCTCCCGGAAGTCGCCGCGACGTCGAGACGCCGGGGCAAGCTCCGGCCGTCTCACCAACCGGCTCCTACGATCGTCACGCACTGGCGAGGCTTCTATCAGATGCGGGCGATCGACGAGCACAAGCGCCCGGGCTCCGGAGCGAGCCTGCCCGGCGACGCCGGCCCGGAAGCGCTGAGCATCGAGCGCTTCGCGATCGCCGACGAAGCCCGGCGGCTGAAGCCCGGGGGCGTCTCCCGGAAGTACCTGAACCTCATCCGGGCCGACTCGCACGCCCCCTGCCCCACGATCACCCAGGCGGGCGGGAACCTGGGGGCCGCGGGCGTCGTGCATCCGAGCGCGGCGAGGAAATTCACCATCGACGAGCTCCGCGCGCTCTTCGGCTTCCCTGCCGACTTCGCGCTCGTCGGGAGCTACGCGCAACAGTGGGAACGGCTCGGCCGGAGCGTGCCCCCGCCGATGATGCAGGCGATCGCCGAGACGATCCGAGACGAGATCCTGGCGCCCGCCGACGCGCAGGCGCCGAGACGACGGAGGAGACGGTGAGCCAAGCCGGGACGTGGAGCTTCAGCGCGATCGGCGAGGACTTCGACCTGCACGTCAGGCGCCACCTGCCCGGATACGAAACGCTCCAGGAGCTGGTCACGTCGGTGGTGGCGTGGCGCCTGACGGACGGTTCACGCTTGCTCGACGTCGGCTGCTCGACCGGGTACACGCTCGGCCAAGTGCTCGCACGCTCCCCTCATCACGTGTGCGCCTACGGCGTCGACCCGGATGAGGGCATGATCGACAAGGCGCGCGAGCGCTTCGCGCCCCTGCCGGAGCTGCGCAGGCCGACGCTGGTGCCGTCGTCGATTCTCGAGTGGCAGCCCGCGGGCGCAGGGTTCGACGTGCTCCTGGCGCTCTTCTCTCTCCAGTTCATCGACCCGCCGGCCCGGCTCGTGGCGCTCGACCGGCTCGCCTCGTGGCTCCGGCCGGGCGCTCTCGTCGTCGTCGCCGAGAAATGCGAAGCGGCGAACGCGCAGGCGGCCGACCTGTGGTCGGGCCTCTACTCCGACTGGAAGCTGCTGCGCGACGTGCCGGCGCCGGAGATCCTGACGAAGTGGGCCCGGCTCCGGGGCCAGCTTATCCCGTGGCCGGCGAGCGCTTACGAAGCGTGGGCTGCTCGCGCCGGGCTCCGGGGCGACGTCATCTGGGCGTGGGGCCCGTTCCGGGCGTGGGCGTGGTGGAGAATCGCTGGCTAGGCGAACGGGCCGGCGCCGGCTCGAGTACGCTCGACGTCGATGGCAACCTGAAGCGAGTCGGCGCCGAAGAGATCGGCCACGAGCAGGACCGAAAGATAGCCACCAAGCTCTTCCGTCGAGACAGCGTCGCCGGGCGCATCATTCGAGGCGATCCAGCGCACGGCGTCGCCGTAGCTCGGGCGCTTCGTAACCGTTCTCTTCCGGCTCATCGCGTCGAGACTCGACGGGGGGGCCACGACTTCCAGTGTATCTCGTCGACCGTGCCGGCTTCGACGTCGAGCACGGCGCCCCGGCCGTCTTCGTAGAAGCGCACGGCCCACACGTGGCGCAGCACCGGGTCCGGGATCAGGTCGGGGCCCGAGCGCTCCGGGTAGCCTTCGGCGTGGAGCAGGGCGCGCGCGCCGTCTCGCGTGTCGGGATAGGTCATTGTGTCCTCCGGGCGCGCTCGCCCCAGACGCGGAGGCCGTAGGCGATCGCGTCGCGCTCTCGACGGAAAGGATCGGACGTCGCGAGCCCGAGCGCCGGCGTGCGGTACGGCGAGCCCTCGACCTGCCAGAAGAGCCGGTAGCCGCGTTCCTCGGCTATGCCCGTCACGTTCACCACGACCAGATCGGCCGGGCAGGTCGCCGAACAGTAGCAGCCGCACGTCTCGAGCCACGAGACTTCGCCTTCCTCGTGGGGCCCCCGGCAGCCCTCGGGGCCGTGGAGCCGGGGCTCGTGGCAGCAGGCGACGCAGAGCACGGGCCGGGCGACTTCGGCGCTCACGCGTCCCTCCGGCGGTGCTCGGCCGGGCCATGCAGGTCGGGCGCTTCACAGTGCGCGCAGGCGCTCTCGGAGTCGCCGTGCGCGAAGACCAGCGAGCCGTACTCATTGAGCGCGGCGTCGAGCGCTTCGGCGACGTCGCCCTCCGTCGGTAGCTCCGTCAGGGGCCCGCCGACGAGCAGAGCGAGCAGGCGCGCCGAGATCCGGGCTCGAGCGTGCGAGAGCGTCGTGGGGAACGGCATCGGTTAGCTCCGAAAAGGTCGGCCGTCCGACCGGGTGCGTTGAGAATCGGGCAGGCGCTCCTCGGGGCGTGCGGCCCCGGCGCAGGCTCGCTCGCAGGCTTCGCCCTCGACGTCCGGCGCCCGGCGCCAGAGCGGGGTCGATGCGCTCGCGCCCGAGTAGTGGGTGGCCGGCTCGCCGGGCGCGCCCGACGTCGACACCTGGAGCCGACCGCTCGAGAGCCGGGTAACGGTCGCGAGCGCGACCATCCGGTAGTCCCCGCGCTGCGTGGGCCCCGGACCCTGCCCGCGGCGCTCGATCCAGAGGCCGTGGAGCTTCGCGCCCGTCACCGTGCCCCGAGCCGGGGGGGCGACTTCGCCAAGCGTGCCTGCGGGGTTGAACGTCGCCATCGGCTACTCCTGCTCGCGCCGGGGGCCCACGGCGTGCTCGAGGCACCGGGCGCCCATCTCGCGCGTGACCACTCGGGGGAAAATCGGCTCCCCGCACGTTTCGCAGAGCCGGGCGCGTCGGCGCTCGAGGCGCGCGGCGTGCTCTGCCAGCGCGGTCTCCCGGGCGCGTCGGCGCTCTGCCTGCTCCACCAGCCTGTCGTTCATCGCCTTCGTCGTGCTCATGCTCTTCTCTTCGGCAGCATGCGCCCCGGAGTGAAGCTCCTCCACTCCGAGGCTCAGCTCCCGGCTAGCGCTCCTGCCGGGCCCGGGCGTCGGCCTCGACCGAGCCCTCGAAGTCCTCCGCGATCGCGGCGAGCTTCGCGTCGAGCCGGGCAAGGCTCGCGCCGAGCCAGGGGCGATCGGTCGGCGTCGCGCGCAGGTACTCCCGGAGCGTGCTCTGCGCGGCGACCAGGAAGCTGACGTCGAAAGCGTTGACGGCGTGCGAGACGGCGCGAGCTTCGTTCAGGTTCATCGCGTTCCCCTTCGTGCTCATGCTTTCTTCTCGGCAGCTTCCTGCCGGAAGTGAAGCCCCGCCACGCCGATGCGCAACTCCGGGCTCGAGCTCCGCGCCCCTATTAGCCCCACGTCTAGTCAATCTCTCTCCGGCTGAGATGGGGGGAACGCTCCCGGCCGCTCCTGCTCACGCAGCGATCGCCGGGGAAAGCCCGGCAGGTCGGGCACTGGCGCCAGCGCGCGCGCTTCGCCTCGGCGAGCCCGGCGCGCCTGCGCGCGAAGGCTTCCCGACGGGCCCGGGCGCGCGCGTCGCGTTCCGAGCGATCCTCGGCCGCGGGCACCGAGAAGACGTGCGCGAGCAGATCGGGATAGAGCCGGCCCCGGCTCTCGGCCGAGCAGGTGAGGCAACGCTTGCACGTCTCCTGCCAGCGGTTCCCCTGCTCGTCGATCCCTTGCTCGGGGCGCTCGAGCGCGACGCGCGCCCAACGGTGGCGATGCGGGACGGCGACCGGCATGGCTACTCGGCCCGGGCGCCGGTCGGCACCGTGTTGTCGTCCTGCTCGTCGAAGCAGCAGCCTTCCGCGATCGACTCGAGCACGTCGCGCAGGAGCCCGCGTCCTCGCTTCATCCGACTCCAGCCGACCGGATAGCGCTCGGCGTAGGCCCGGAGCGCCTGCGCCAGCTTGCTTCGGAAGTCCTCGGGGGCCTCGTCGATGCACTCGAAGAGCGCCCACGCCAGCTCCTCTCGGGGGGTCATCGCCATCTTCGTCTCCTACCTGAGATCGCGCGCGACTCGGCGCGCCGTCTCGACCAGGGGGGTGTTGTCCAGCCCGAGCACGTCGGCCAGCGCCGCCTTGCCCACGAGCCAGAGCACCTTCGCTTCCGTCGGCGTCACCGGGTGGCCGGCGTCCGCGAGCGCGTCATGCAGCTCCCGGACTTCGCCGGCGACCTGCGCGTTGAAGGCATCCATCTTCATCTTCGTCGTCTTCGTGCTCATGCTCTCTTCTCGGCAGCTCCGGGCAGGAAGTGAAGTGGCCCCACTCCGAGGCGCAACTCCGGGGGCTACGGCCCGGCCGGGCCGTTCCGGTAGCCGATCGCCCGGACCTGCACGTTGCGGCCGCCGGCCGTCTCGTGAAAGCTCGGGACCGTCGCCGTGTAGAAGATGACGGCGGCGCGCACGACGTCGCGCAGGTAGCACGGGACCACGGCGCAGATCGGCGCTCGCCAGTCCTCGGGGGTCGCGACCCGATCGAAGGCATCCCTGAGACAGCTCTCGCAGTAGCGCTCCGTCGAGCACACGGGGGGATTCTCGCACTTGGGGACGGCGCAGGGCACGGTAGTCTCCGGGCGGCTCGAGGCCGCGTAGGGTTAGGCTTCCAGGGTCGCGTCGGCGATCATCTCGCGGAGCACCGTCTCGAGCGTCGCGCGCTCGCGACCCGAGATCCGGCTCAGCAGTCGCGCGAAGCGCTCCTGCGCCTCGTCGGGCCGAGCGCGCAGGTTATCGGCTACCCAGCGCAGCTCGTCGTAGTCGCCGTCGGTCATCGTCTTCGTCTTCGTGCTCATGCTCTCTTATCGGAACGCTCGGCCGGAAACTTTAGCCCCCCCGCTCGCGGTAACGGTTTCCGCTTGTCCGACCGCAAAATGTGTCACTTGCGTCTCGCCGAGCCCCTGCCGGCCCGCGCCGTCAGCTCCGGGCTGGCACGGCGCTTGCTTCTACTACGTGGCATGAGCGAAAGCAAGCGACTGCCGAAGGGCTCCCGAGTTGCGATCCGCACCACGAATGGCGGCTTCGTCGTCGGCACGCTCTCGGCAGACTACGTGCCGACCTATCGCGTCGAGATCGACGAGGCGGCGCTGCCGATCCCGGCGGAGCGCTTGCTCGCCGTCGACCCGCTGCCCGACGCGCAGGCGCGCGCTCTCGTCGATCCCTGCTGGGCCGCCCTGCTCTCGGGCTACGCGCTCGCGACCGGGGCCTAAAGCTTCGCGCCGATCCTGCCGAAGAGCAGGTTAGGCAAAGAGAGGAGACGAAAATGGGACGCGCACTCGTGATGCTGGGTTTCGGGCTCGGCTTCTACTTCGTGCTACTGCGCCCGATGCTGGCGCTCATCCCGGACGTCCAGTGAGCCCCGTGCTCGATCTGGATGTGGCTCTCGATCTCGGGCAGACGGTCGCCGACGCGATCTCGGCGGTGATCGGGCCCGAGGCCGACGAGGTGCAGGCGACCGTGCTGGAGCGCTCCGGCCCTGGAGGCGGCTGGCCGCTCGTGCGGTTCGAGGGCCCGGCCGACGCGCTCGCCCGGCTCGAGGCGCGCTACGACGGAGAGACGCCGTGAGCGCCCTACCCCTGCCCTGCGAAGCCTGCCAGCAGTCGCTGGCCGAGTACGGCGAAGGCTTCGTGCGGAACGCTATCGCGCGAGTGAGCGTGACCGATCCGGATGGCGTGGTGCTACTCACCTTCGCAACCTGCGCCGAATGCGCGCCGGGCCAGATGGTCGACGTCGAGTCGGAGATCGACAAGGCCGAGCGACGCCGAGTCGCCGAGGCCGGCGGGCTCCGGCTCGCCTGCCCCGAGTGCCAGAGCCCACTCTCTCTCGAGTGCCCCTGCGACGGCTCACGGTTCGAGGACCGAAGCGCTCGCCCGTTCGGGCACGGAATCGAGTGTGACTACGGGCACACGCGCATCTGCGGTGGGTGCTCCTGGGGCGAAGGGTCGGCGTCTCGCCGATGACGATCTAGGGGCCGAGGCCGACGGGCCCGGGCGCAGGCTCGGGCTCGTCGCCGGCCCGGTGAAAGGGAGAGCCAGTGAGCGTCGAGCGCATCTTTCGCGCCGTGCTCTGCGCGCTCCTGCGCGTGCTCGGGGCCGAGCAATGAGAACGCGTGGGCTCATCGGTCGGCGGCTCGTCGGTGTGCGCCAGCAGCGCGCTCGCACGACGTCGGGCCGGCACAGCTGCGACGTCTCGGCTCTCCTGCTCGAAGGCGGCGTGACGCTCGTGCCTAGCGTCCGAGAGACGGAAGACTCGGGCTATGTAGTCGACTTTCTTGTGGTGCGCGACAAGCGCAGGGAGAAACGCTCGTGAGCTGGCTTGCTCCGTTCCTGGCGATGCCGTGGCTCCGTCTCGACAACGCCGTGCTGCGCGGCGAGTCGGGCTCGGCCGAGCTGCGCTGCCCCGAGACGGGCGCCGTCGTGCTCGTCACCTATCGTTCTGGCGCCTTCGCTCTCGAGCGCGTCGAGCGCTTGCTCTCCGATCGCCGGCCCCTGCCCGGCTCGGGAGCGCTCGACGATCCCGAGGAGGCGGTGCAGGCGCTCGTCGACTGGCTGGCGCACGCGTGAGCGCTCCGGCCGAGCACGACTGGCCCTCGCACGTCGCCCGCGCGCTCGACGCGTGCGACGCCGGGCGCCCCGGCGCGCTCGGCCATCTCGAGCGCGTGCTGCTCGCCTGCTCCCGGCTGACCGACCTGCCGGAGGTAGACGTGCTCGAGGAGGGGGCCCGTGCCCGCACGCTCTAGCGCTCATCGGCTCCGGCGAGCCGTCGTCGTCGTCGTGCTCATCCGTGACCACGCAGGGCCCGATCCTAGGCTCTTTCGGGCGGACTACGGGCTCGAGTGCGGGCATCGCTGCTCGGCCCGGGTCGGCCCGTCCGCCGCGCTTCCGGATAGTCTGCTCTGCCCCGACTGCCGGCCGATACGCAGCTCCACTCGGAAGCCGCCCCGGCCCGGCCGAGCTTCGCGCGCTCCTGTTCTCGAGAGCTTCACTTCCGCAGCGTCAGCGCCGATAAGTGAAGCACGCGCTGGCTCCGGGGCCCGGAGGTCCCGAACCCCCGGAGCCGGCAGAGGAGAACACAATGGCTCATGAAGTCGAAACTCTCGCCTACGTCGGGCAGGTGCCGTGGCACGGGCTCGGCGTGTACCTGGGGGACGAGGACGTCACCGGGGAGACGATGCTCGAGCGCGCCGGGCTCAACTGGACCGTGTCGAAGCGTCCGGTGTTCGCCGAGCTGGCGGACGGCTCGGGGACGTTCCAGGTGCCGGGCTTCTACTCGATCGTCCGCGACGATCGGGAGGAAGGCCTCGGCGTGGTCGGCGCCGGCTACGTGCCGGCGCAGAACGCGCACGCGTTCGCCGTGCCGAACGTGCTTCAGGAGGAGCACGCGATCCGGTACCACACGGCCGGCTCGCTCCGGGGCGGGCGGATCGTCTTCGCGCTGGCGCAGCTCTCCGACGTCGCGATCAAGCGACTCGGCGAGAAGCGCCCGGGCGACGTCATCCAGCGCTTCCTGCTCTTCTCGAACACCCACACGGGCAAGCGGGCGATGCTCGTGGGGCTGACCCCCGTGCGCGTCGTCTGCGCGAACACGCACGCCGCTGCGCTCTCGGGCGTCGCGAGCTTCCACAAGATCCGCCACGTCGGCGACGTCGCCGGCCGGATCGAAGAGGCCCACCGGGTCCTGCTCGGCGTCGAGCAGAGCTACGCCGGCTGGCAGGAGCAGATGCAGACGCTCGCCGACGCTCCCATGACCGTTAGCCAGATGCGAAGCTTCTCGGAGAGCCTGCTGGTGGAGCTGAAGGGTGTGCAGGGCCCGAGCGCCGAGGGCGAGCGCGAGGCTCGCGACTCGGCCGAGAGCCGGGCCAAGACGGTCGACGAGCTGTGCCGGCTCTTCGAGTCGGGCACGGGCAACTCCGGCGAGAGTCGCTGGGATGCCTTCAACGCCGTCACCGAGTACCTCGATCACGCGCGCAAGCGCCTGGCGACGTACAAGGCGACGACGGCGAAGCTCGAGCGCCACGCCGAGTCCACCCTCTTCGGCCGGAACCGCCGAGCCAAGACGCGGGCGCTGCGCCTGCTCAAGCGAGGTGCCTAGACGACGGAGCCGCCCGGGGCTCGCCGGCCGTACCGCCGGCCGGCGGCCCCTCTCGCCCCGAATGCGCTTCACCTCGAGCGCGCTCCGGCCGATAGGGGACCCATGCACGATCTCGAGCGAGCGCGTAGCGATGAGTGGCTCCGGTACGCCCGGCTGACGTGCGACGCCGAGGGCGTCTACTCCGTGCGGGCGCTTAGCTCCCACCCGCTCGGGCTCCTGCGCGAGGGTGGCGGGCTGCATGCGCTCCTACAGCAAGCGGTGGGGCAGGCGCCCCCGGGCTCTCTCGTCGAGTTGGCCCACGCGCTCGCGCTGGGGCAGCCGATCTCCTGGGGCTGCTGCGTGCGGCGAGACGATCGCGACCCGAGTTTCCGGGCCGAGCTAGCGCAGGCGCTCCTGAAGCTCTGCGAGGACGACGATGACGACCACGGTTGACCACGCGCGCGACTCGAGCGCGCAGGAGAACAGCATGACCAAGAGCAAGAGCAAGGCGACGAAGGTGGCGGTTCGCAAGGGGGCCACCCTGACGAAGAGCCGGAAGGCGAAGGCCGCCCCGGCGAAGCAGTCGAAGGCGCAGGCGGCGCCGCTCCCGGCCGGCCGGCCTACGGCGACGCTTCCGAAGGGGGAGCACGTGAAGCTGGTCGCGACCTGCCAGAAGGGCGAGGAGTGGATCACGGGCAAGCGCTGGGTGTGCGGGATCGAAGGCACGAGCCCGAAGCGCACCGGGATCGTCTTCTGGAAGTATCGCAACCGGACGGCGCAGGAGATCGTCGGGCACCCGAGCGGCTACACCTGGCGGCTCGACGCTCCCGACGTCGAGAGCCCGGCGCACAAGCGCGCGACCGACCGGGCGGCGCGAGCATTCGTCGCCGGTCGGAAGGAACGCGCGAGCGCCGGCGGGGCCGGAGGCGAGCCTGCGCCCCGGAAGCCCCGGCAGGCCAAGATGACGAAGAGCCGGCCGGCGCCGAAGAGCAGTCGCAGGAGCCAGCAGGAGAGCCTGAGCCCCGAAGAGCTCACCGAGCTGACCGAGGCTCTGCCGCCGATGCCCGAGCCGGCCGGGGCGAAACCCCCGACCGATCCGAGCGCCCTGAGCCCGGGCGATCGGGTCCGGGTGCCCGAGCGCTTCCTGAACGGCGTGAAGCTCGCGCCCTACTCGGGCGAAGTGGTCACCGTCACGAGCGACGAGCACGGGCCGGTCATCCACGTCCGGAATCGCTCCGGGCAGGTCCGCCTCGCCCGCACGGTGACGCGGACCCGGAAGGCCAAGGCGACGGCCGCGGCCGCCTAACGCTCGAGCCCCCGGCGCAGGCTGGGAAAATCCCCTAGCCGCGCCGGGCGTCTCGGGCGTAGGATACCGGCAAGGAAGACGAGCCCATGCACGACTATACCCCCCACGGACGTGAGAGGAGCCCCGACCCGGGCGCACCGGAGCCGGTGCCTCGGGACCACCCGGGCCGGGGCCACTCCGTCGGAGAGCCTGATGCGGACGATCGAACGGCGACTGGCCGAAGCGAAGCTGGAGCTTCGCAAGGCGCAGGCGCACGCGGAAGCCGGAGTGAAGTATCTGCGCGACCTGATGGAAGCGCTCGAGATGCAGGGCGCGAGCGTGCCCGTGTCCTGGCAGACGCTGGACGAGCTGCTGATGGACGCGGCCGAAGGGGCGCGCCTGACCTGGGATCTCTTCGAGACGGCGCGGAGCCGTTCCGAGATCGAAGGCAACCTCGAGACGAGCCGGATCAGGGTTGGAAAGTCGCAGGCTGGCTGATGATCGGGCTCGGCGCCGAGCTGCTGGTCGGGCTCGGCTGCCTGCTCTGGTGGCTCTCGTGGTTGACGTTGTAGCCGAGAGCGATCCGCGACTGGCGCGGCTCGACTCGCTCCCGGTACGGTTGCGAGCCTTCGACCTGCGCGCCGGCTCGGCCCGGCAGGTAACGATCTGCACCCGGGCGAGCGGCGAAGAGCCGGAGCGCGCTACCTATGCCGCGCGCGCGATCGCCTACGCGCTCGGCGCTCCGGCACCCCCGACCCCGGGCGTCTCGACGTTTCGCCTGCACTCGGGCGCGACCTGCACCGTGGTCTCTCTCTTCGATGCTACGAGCGGGATCTCGTGGCGGCCGGGCTCGGCTCCGGCCGGCGACTTCGTCGTGGGCGTGCAGGCGATCGCCGGGCTGGCCTATCTCGTGCTGGGCTATCTCGGGCACCACGCACTACTCGAGGCTGCCCGGCTCGTGCGACCCCGGAGCCGGGGCAAGGTCGCGACCCCGGACGTCGACACGGGCCCGGCCACCCACCTGCTCGACCGGGGCCGGCTCGAGCGCTTCCCTGCGCTCATGCGCGCGGAGCTCCTCTCGGAAGCTCCGGTGCAGGGGCTCGGCGCCTGCCGGGGCTGTGGCTGCCTGATCCTGCCCTGGACGGCGCATAACTGCTTGGCTCCGGCGTGCCAGAGAGCCGAACCGTGAGGACGCGACTGCAAGCGCGACGGGAACAGCTCTGGCTCTCCCAGGCCGATCTCGCCAAGGGGGCCGGCGTCGCCGTGCGCACGGTGCACAGCCTGGAGCACGGGACCGCCTGCCGGCGCGAGACGGTGCGATGCCTGCTCGTCGCTCTCGGCATCCCCTGGGGCGAGCGCGAGGACTACTTCCGGCCCGTCTCGCGCACCGGGCGGCGTCGCCACGTACTCGTCTTCGAGCCGACGTGTCTGAGCACCCGGGAGGACAAGTGAGTCCCGAGATCGACTTCACCTCGCTTCAGGGCTGGCTCTTCGGCGAGCGGGATCGCGCCCTGGCCCCCGTGCTCGAGCCCGAGACGGAGCGCGCAAAGACGCTCGTGACGCTCTTCGACGCGCTCGGCCCGGAAATCTCCATAAGCTTGCGGAGCGTCTTCGGCTTGATGCTGGTCGCCGAGGACGAGATCGCGCTATCGCAGGCGAAGCTCCCGAAGGAAGCGCGCGACCTGCGCGAAGCGCTGCACCAGTGCTTCCTGCCCCTAGCGCCTTCCGACCCGGTACAGATGTCAGAAAAGCTCTATCGCGCCCATTGTCGTGAGCTGCTGGCTCGCATCGTCTCGGGCTCGCGACTCGAGCCGGCGACCGATGCGGAAGTGGTCGGCGTGCTCTCGGGGGTCAGCCTGCGCGTGATGCTCCGGAGCGAAGCGATGCTGCTCTACCGGGTGCTATTTCGCCGGCTCTTCCCCGAGCAGGCCGACTCCGCGCTCGGCGAGCCGAACGCAGACGAACGGGATGCGTGGTGCCTGGAGCAGGCTAACCGCGTCCGCGAGGAGATCGCCGGCGCTATCGAGCGCGGCTGGCCCCGGCAGGGCTGCCCGTGAGCCACCCGGTCGGCACCCCCTCGCTGAGCCGAGAAGCTCGGCAGCTCGCGCTCAAGCTCAGGAGGGGCCCGAGTCTGCTCACTAGGCTCTCGAAACTCGAGCTGGAAGCCGCGGCGGACCTGATCGTCCGGGGCTGGGCTACCTGGGAGGATCGTCTCGGCGTCGTGCATCTTGAGCTGAGCGAGTACGGGCGCGCGATCGCGCCGGGAGCGCCGTGAGCGAGAGCGCCGAGACGAAGCTCTGCGACGTGTGGGCGCAGCTCGCGCCCGGCTCCTACGTCTGCGTGGGCTCGCTGAGCGTCCGGATCATCGACGAAGCGATCGACTTCACGACCATCACCTACCACGTCGCGCTCGACTACGGGCAGAAAGCCATCACCCTGCCCGTGCTCCCCCGAGCGCTCACGTCGACCGATCGGCCCGTCGTGCTCGCCGAGCTGACCGATGTGGCCGCGATCATGCGGCTACCGGGCTTCACCCTCTACGTCGCCGGCTCGCCGTCGTCACCGTCGTCTCCGATCCGGAGGCTCAACTGAAGGAAAGAGCTTCTCGCGCTCGGGCGTAGGGTTTACGCTGCGGGCTCTTCCCTAGAACGAAAGGAACCTCACCATGCATCGTCTCGCGCTCTTCGCTCTCCTGCTCTCCCTGCCCTGCGGGCTCGTCGGCGGTAATTGCCGCGAACATCAGAACAATCAGCGGAAGCCCGCCGACGTCGGCGTCGCCGTGCTTCAGCTCGGGCACGACGTCGAAGACGTCGAGCTGTCCGATCCCACCGAGCGGATCAACCTGCGCTATTACGAGGAGCTCGACTACATCTACCAGGGGCGCACCTGCTCCGTCTCAGGCACGTTCAGCTACGATCCGATCGCCTTCGAGCTGGTCGACTGCCGGAACACCACCAACGCCGGCTACGAGCCGAACGTCGACTTCGCCTGTACCGTGCTCGAGCCCGGACTGCTTCAGATCGACGTCTGGAAGACGGACGGCGGCGCCTTCGCGAGCGACGATCATGAGCTGATGAAGACGGAGTTTGCCATCCTGACCGAGACTCCTGGCGACTACCTTGCGGTGGGCGTCTCCGGCAACGGGCGCTTCATCAACTCGCAAGGCGGCTGTGGCAACCTGACGAATCGGCTGGGCTTCGAGACGTCGATCTGGCGGGCGCAGTAGTGCCGAAGCTCGCGACAGGCGATCACGTCGAGCTGTACCTGGGGGCCGATGGCTGGCGATGGCGAGCCTACGCCAAGAACGGTCGCATCCTCGCCGACTCGGGGCAGGGCTACTCGCGCCGGATCGACGCGCTCAATGGGGCGCGCCGGGCCCTGCGGATCGGCTTCGCTTACGCCCGGATCGGCAACGTCATCCGTGGCTACCGCCTCCATGCTACCACGCCGATCTCGCCTCCGCAGAGCCCCGGGCACGCACGCTCGCCGAGCTTCGCTCGCCGGCGCCTGCGGACATGAAGCGCTACGCGCTCGGCGCCGTAGGCTTCGGACTCGTGCGCGAGGACGGGCGCCTCGAGCGCTGCGTCGAGCGCTTCGACGTGCTGGGGCATGAGCGCGTCTACCTGCTCCGGCTCGCTCGCCACGAGCAACCCCTGCCCGATGGGCTCTCGCTGATCGGGCAGGAATCCGGTGGCGGCTACCGGGCGATCACCCACTCAGAAGTACGGTGGGAGGACTTCGACTACTACGAAGCACGGCGCCAGGGCCGAGGAGACTCATCATGATCGTGCTAGAAACGGCCGGCTGGCGCTTCGAGGTGGAGCCGATCCTCGGCTGGGCCCGCATCCGGCTCCCGAACGGGCAGACACTTCACGTCGACTCCGGAGATCCCGACGCGCCCCGAACGAGCCACCAACAGCTCGTCAAGGATCTCTCGCGCGGGCTTGTGCTCGTCGAGTCGCCGGGTCAGCCGTCCGGGAGCCAGCTCTATTTCTCCGAGAATCGAGGCTACTACCGGCTGGCCGCCGAAGGCGGAGAGTGGCTCAGCATCCGGGCCTATCGCGAGATCACCGACCTGCCCGGCTGCTTCGCGCTCGTCTCGCGCCCCGACCAGCCGCTGCGGTGGCGGCGTGTGGAGCCGGCCGATCTGCTCCAACCGAGCGGCGAGAGCTTCGCGGTAGGCGCCGAGCACCCGCTCGTGAAGCAGTATTACCACTCGCAGGAGACGGGCTCTCGCACCTTCCCGTCGTCGTCGTCATCATCGCCGTCGCAGCCAGAGCCGGCTCCCCTGGCTGAACCCGGCGAGATCCCGTTCTGATGACGCCCCCGGAGCCCGGGAGCTTCCTGGCCGGCCGGCTCGAGGGCGTGCTCGAGGGCCTGTCCGCCTGCGTTGAGCTCGCTCGCGTCGCCGAGCTACTAAAACTCCCGGCTCAGGACGTGCGCGAAGCGATCGAAGCGCTCCGGGACCGCACGAAGCCGGTTGAGATCGCGGAGGCGATCGCAGCTCCCAGTGAGATCCCCGAGACGTTCGGGCGCGTCGGCGACGTCATGACCTACTGCCGCTCATGGATCCGCGTGGCGCGCTACCTGCCTGACGGGCTCACGCTGCTCCGGGTCTACTGCCACCTGGAGCCGAAACACGACGCGGGGCACGAAGGCTCGCACCAGGGGAAACGCGTGCGCTGGGATCGTCAGCTAGACGAGCACGAGCGGCTGAGAGCCGAGCCGTGAGACTGCGCGAGGCTGTCGACGTCGCTCTCGAGCCCGCCAAGTACCCGCGCAGGCGCCGGAGCGAGCCGAGCCGGAGCCTGCGCGCGCGCTACCGGAAAGCGGAAGGAGCCGCCCTGCGAGACGCGATCCGAGCCTTGATCGACGGGCTACTCGACTGCCGGGAGCTGCCGTAATGGAGCGCGCGTGGTGCCATGGCTGCTGGCGCCCGGCGCTGTACGGCGACGCTCGCGCTCGAGCGCACGAGGAAGCCCGGGACCTAGGCCATCCCGAGCAGGGGCACGGCTCCTGGTGGAGCTATCGAGACGGGCTCTACCTGAGCTGCGACGGGCGCCGACCGACCTTCGAGGAGTCCTCGGGCGAAGCCATCGGGCTCGCCGCGCTCGCGCGCGAGCAGGCGCGCCGGAGCACGACACCGTGACGAAGTGTCGGCGTGGTGGGCGGTCTTGGAGCCTGCGCTGGCTAGTCGCGCCGCGGGATCTTTGGCTCGGGCTCTACTGGAAGCGAACGGCGCAAGCTGGGTTCTCGCCGCCGCGCCTCGACTTCTGGCTCTGTCTGATGCCGTGCTTCCCGCTGCATCTACGCGTGAAGCTGTCTCGCGACGAGGCGAAGGTCGAGGAAATGCGGGCAGAACATAGCCACGCTCGATATCGCGCAGAGCATGGCGCGGCACCGTGACGAGCCAGGGCGACCTATTCGGTACGAAGCCCCCCAAGCCGACTCGCGCCGATCAGATCCTGGCGCGCTTCGTCGCGTGGTGCCGGGAGCATACATGCGCCTATCGCGAGATCGAAGCCGATGCGCTCTCGCTCCTGGCCGGGCACGCCGGCCGGATCTCCTCGCGCGATCTCGCCTATCGGGCCCGGGCTCGCCGAGCCCTCGAGATCAATGACAACTTCACGCCGTATCTCGCGCGTCTGCTCGTGCTCCGGCACCCACAGCTCGAGGAGCTCATCGAGCGGCGCAAGCGCCCGAGCGCCGAGAGCCCGGCATACCGGGTGGACCTAGACCGGGTCGGCACGACGGCCCCCGAGCCCGACGCCGAGCAGAGAATCGTGAACGCGCTCGCCGAGCTAGCGCGCGTGCTCGGCTAGCCTACGTGCTGAAGCGCTCCCGACCGAGCCCGGCCGAGCAGGACAAGCTGCGCCGGGTCCTCGCGAAGCTCCGGAAGGCGCTCGGCCGAGCCCCGGAGCGATCCCGGACGGCTCGCCGGCGGCGCAGGCTGACCGGGGGCACCCCGAACGCCCCGGCCCCGCCCCCGAGATAGCGTCTCGTCGCTCGCCGGGGCTCCTGCGGTCATGGGCTCCCTCGTCAGAGCAGGGGCTCTCGAGCGCGCAAGTCTGGGAAGCTGCACATGGAGATCAAGTAGCAGGGTCCGGGAGCCGGCAAAAATGGCGCCCATGAAGCGGACTTAGCCCTCACTGGCCCTGCTCTCCGGGCGAGCTAGCGTCCTGCCCGGGGGGGCATACTGCGACGGGCCCCAGAGATCGAAAGGGGGAACCCCGTGGCGAAAGCTCGGAAGAGCAGGCGACTGGCCGGCGAGCCCCCGAAGCCGCCCCACGAGATCGCCCGCCGAGCCCCGGGCATGCGCCGCGTCCGCAGCGGGAAGGTCGGCCGGCCCCGCGTCGAGATCGACTGGCCGACCGTCGCGCGCTACGTCGAGACGGGCAACAACCTGCACCAGATCGCGCACTACCTCGGGATCAACCGGGCGACGCTCTGCCGCAGGATCGCCGAAGAGCGCGAAGGGCAGGCTGCCGTCCGGCAGGCGCGCTTCACCTTCGTCGACCGTTGCCGCCGGGGGATCGTCGCGCAGGCGATCCGAGGCAACAGCATGGCGATCAAGCTAGTCGGGGCGAACGTGCTCCACTGGCGCTCGCGCGACGTCATCGGGCTCGAGCACGCCGGCGGGGGCCCCGTGCAGGCCGAGGTGACGGTCAAGACGCTCGCCGATCTCGCGACGCTCGCGCTCGGCTACGAGCCCGAGACGGAAGCGAAGCCCGCGGACGTCGCCGAAGACGACGAGCTCACGGGCCTTGACTTCTGAGCCCGAGATCCTGGCTCGTCTCCGGGGACGCTTCGGGCCCGGCGTCCCGCGCTCTCCGGCGGGGCGCTCGGCTGCCGTCGTCGAGCGCTGCCAGCTCGATCCCGCGTGGTTCTTCTCGACGATCCTCGGGGCTCATCCGTGGCCGGCGCAGGTCGCGATCGCCGAAAGCGTGCGCGACCACCGGCACACGGTGGTGCGATCCTGCAACGCCGCAGGCAAGAGCTACACCGCGGCTCGGATCGTCTGCTGGTGGCTCTTCAGCTTCGCCCCGGCGATCGCCGTCACCACAGCGACCACAGCTCGGCAGGTTCGGGGCATTCTCTGGAAAGAGATCAGGCTGGCCGCCGGTCGCTCGAAGCTCCCGCTGGGTGGTCGCGTGCTCACCCAACAGTGGCAGATCGCCGACGATCGTTTCGCGATCGGCTTCACGGCCCCCGAGTACGATCCCGAGCGCTTCTCGGGCTGGCACTCCGACCATGTGCTCGTCGTCATCGACGAAGCGTCGGGCGTCTCGCGCGAGATCCAGGAAGCATGCGACGCGCTCCTGTCGGGTGGGCATGCGCGAAAGCTCCAGATCGGCAACCCCGTCGATCCCACGAGCGCCTTCAGCGACGCGTTTAAGCAGCCGGAAGTCTCGAAGCTCCGGGTGAGCGCCTTCGAGACTCCTAACTTCACCACCTTCGGCATCACCGAAGGTCACATCCTCGACGGCTCCTGGTCGCGTCGGATCGCGGAGCCCCTGCCCTATCCGACGCTGGTGACGCCGGAGTGGGTCGCCGACGTCTACGGGCGCTATGGCCGAGACAACCCCTACTGCGCCGCACGCGTGCGCGCCGAGTTTCCCACCTATGCCACGAATCAGCTCATCCCGCTCGAGTGGATCGAAGCGGCGATGACTCGCACGCTCGAGCCGGGCTCGCCGATCGACGTGGCATGCGACCCGGCCCGGCTCGGCCCCGACGAAGCGATCATCTACACGCGCCGGGGCCCCGTGCTTCGCGAGAGCTGGTCGGCCCGGAGCTGCACGCTCACCCAGGTAGTCGGCGAGTGCATCCGGGCCCTGCGCGTCACCGGAGCGCGGACGCTCAAGATCGACGAGGACGGGCTCGGCTCGGGTGTCGTCGATCGCTGCCGGGAGATTCTGGAGCACAGCGCCGTGACCGTGCTCGGGCTCCGTGGCGGCCTGCCCCCTCGAGAGCCGGAGCGCTATTTCAACTCGCGCGCCGAGTGGTACTGGGGCCTCCGCGACCGGCTCGAGGCCGGCACCATCGACCTGCCCCCGGACGATCACCGGCTCGCCGCTCAGCTCGCGGCCATCCGGATCGACCCGAAGGACAGCAGGGGTCGCCTCAAGCTAGAGTCGAAAGACGAGATGACCAGGGTGCGGAGACTCGAGAGCCCCGACCGGGCCGACGCGGCGGCGATGGCGTTCGCCGCAGAGCAGCAAGTCGGGGGCACGCTTGGGCCCGTCCGGCTCTGGTAGGAGATCCATGAGCGACGTCGACCACTCTCAGGAGATCACGCTCTGTCTCTACTATCGCGACGCCGAGCTGCACGGCGCGCGCCTGCTCTTTCACCTGCTCCGTCGCTTCGACGATCCCGAAGCTCAGGAGCTACTGACCGAGCACGTCGCCGACGAGACGCGCCACGCGTGGCTCTGGACCGAGCGCGCGCTCGAGCTGGGCGGTCAGGTCGCTCCTGTGTTCGACGGCTACCAGATTCGCATCGGGAAGCGCGTGGGTGTCGTGCGCGATCTCGTCGACCTGCTCGCGCTCACCACGATCGTCGAGCAGCGCTCGCTTCGGCGCTATGCCGACCACCTAGGGCGCCGGGGCGTGCCCGAGCGCACGAGGGCCATTCTCCGCGAAGTCGTCCACGACGAAGGCTGGCACATCGAATGGGTGCGACGGAAGGGGCGCGCGCTCGACGTCGAGCGCTTCGATCTGGCGCTGGCTCGTTTCGCCGTCGTCGACGCGACCGTCACGGCCGAGCTAGCCGAGCGCGAGCAGGCGCTCATGAAACCGCTGGCGTGAAGCCCCTGCGCTTCCAAGCTCTCGGCAGACGCCGAGCCCGGTCGCCGTGGGCAGGCTCGCGCCGTCACCCGCATACGCCGACCTGCGGCCCGTCTCGCCAGCGCCCCGACCGTTGCGGTTGCGGGGCCCGGCTCCGTGGAAAGTAGCTCGACCGGATAGGCTCCCGGCCGCGTAGACTCGGGGACGACGCGAGCGCCGGGGCTCGCTCTCCCGGGGGAGGTTCTGGGGGAGAGAGGGTCTATGGGACTGCCGGCGCTCGCGTCGACACGGAGAGGACGTGGACGCGAGCGGGCTGAAGAGGAAGACGCGACGCTGGACAGAGCAGGAACGCGCGGAGATCCGGCAAGCGCTCGCCGACGCGCTCGAGGGCGTGCTCTGCTATGACGTCGCGCTCTCGGCTCATCTCGCGATCGCGTCGGCTTCGGACTCGCACGACGCCGACGTAGCGCTGGCCTATTCCCAGATGCTCTCGCCAACGTCGCTCATCGCGGCCGTCTCCTGCTCGCTCGTGGCTTCGAGAGAAGCGCTCGAGCGCGCGATCCGAAACGAAGAGCAGACATGAGCGAGTCGATCGCGTCGAAGCCCAAGCCCCCGGCCCGAGTCATCGTCACGCTCGAGTGCGAAGGCTGCCGCTATCTCTGGAACCTGTCGCTGGAGCCGGGCAAGGTCGCCGGCGTGCATCGCTGCGCGCGCTGTCTCGAGACGAAGGCGCGCCCGGTCGAACGCATGGGCAAGAGGAAGTCGTGAACGGGCGCACGCCCCCGGGTGTCGGTAGTGCTCGCTTCGGCCCGGACGCGACCCGGCGCTACTGGCTCCGGCGCGTGTGGGAGCCATCCTGCCATCTCGCCGTCTGGGTCATGCTCAATCCGAGCGTCGGCTCGGCCGAGCGCATGGACCCGACGCTCTGGCGCGTCGCCGACTTCTCGAAGCGCGAAGGCTTCGGGGGCTTCCACGTGGTCAATCTCTATGCCCGGGTCGCGACCGATCCACGCGCGCTCTTCGCGCTTCCGAGTCCGGATCGCGCCGGACCCCTAAGCGATCCCTGGCAAGCTCAGGCTCTTACGGAAGCTGTCGTCTCCGGTTGCTGGCACTCAGGTTGGCGCGAGCAGGCGCCGAGGAGATCGCTCATCGTCGCCTGGGGGAATCACGGGCACGAGTCGCCCTCTGCTCAGTGGCTCGTCTCGCTGGCTCGCGTGCGCGGGGTAGACTTCGTCTCGCTCGGGCAGACGAGCACGGGCGCTCCGCGCCACCCTCTCCGTATCCCGAGCGCGACGGAGTTTCGGAAGTGGCCGTGCTGAACGATCCCGAAGGCATCTGTCTCTGCGGGCACGTCTTCGACGAGCACGAAGCGACGTCTCCTCACGGATACTTCGCCTGCTCCGTCGCCGGCTGCGAATGCCGGGGCTTTGAGGAGCCCGACATTTCGTGGTGAGCCGACGTGCGCTGCTCGTGATGCTCGAGCCGAACGGCGTCGAGATCGCTGCCATCTACGTCGACGGCGACCCTCCCCCTCTCCAGGTGTACGTGCCGGTGCTCTTGAGAAGTCGCGAGACGCTGGCCGACGAAATACCCGACGATGGGCCGACGGTTCGCGCTCGGCTCTTCGAGCTGGTGAAGGTCAAGCGAGGGCAGGATCTCGTGTCGACCGACGAGCTGCTGATCTACGTCGAAGCAGGAGGCTACCCATGCACATCTCCGAAGCTACGGTCATCGCGTTCGAGCCGCAGCGCTACACTTCGGCTCGTCGTCTCGAAGCCTTGAAAGAGCTGAAGGCGCTCTATCAGAATGAGAAGCTGAAGCCGCCCCGGGGCTTGCAGAGTCTCATCGCCTCGCTCGAGAAGCGACTCACGCTGCCCGAGCCCGATGCCCACTGACAGGTCGAGCTTCCCTTCCCGGCTCGCCTTCGCGTAGAGTGCTGGGGCCCGAGCGATTCTCGCCCGGCGCAAAACCCCTAATGGAGATCCCATGCGACTGCTGATGACCCTGTTCTGCGCCGGCGCCTTCGTGCTCGCCGGCCCGGCAATGGCCGATCCTTGCGAGCACAACGGGAACGGCTCGCCGCCGTTCTGTGACGACGAGCCCGGTCCTCCCGGCCATCCCGGGCACGGTGGGCACGGGCACGTAGACGTGGACGTCGACAACACCAACACCAACACCAACAGCGCGACGGCGTCGGCCGGAGCCGAAGCCTTTGCCGACGCGAACGCCAACGCCACAGCGTTCGGCGGCTTCGCCGCTGCCGAAGGTGGAAGCGCCGAGCAGTCCCAGGGGCAGAGCCAGAGCCAGGGACAGGAAACGGCCGTGGACGCGTCGAGTGAGGTGATCGTCGAGGGGGACCACGTCGAAGCGCTCGAGGCCGACGACCTGCCGGGCATCCCGGCGTCGATCTACGTGGACGCGTGCGGGAACGGGCTCGCGGCCGGCTTCCCTGGCGGCTCGGCGAGCTTCGGTGCTGGGAACCCCGTGTGTCTCTGGCTCGCGATCGGGCGCGCCGCGAATGAGCTGGGCGACCGCGAGCGAGCCGACCGGGCACTCGGCGAGGCCGAGGCAAGCCTGCGACGCCAGCGCTCCGTCTCGCGCTATCTCGAGGGCGTGCCGCTGATCGGGAGACTGTTCTAGGCTCCCGGTGCTAGGGGGGTGGGCAGGGCACTAACCTAGGGGTGATGCCCGGCTCGCCTACGGTCCCCCGGCTTCGGAGCGTCATGAGACCCGCTCCGGGGCCGGGGGCCCAACCTGGAGGCGCCATGCTCGACGTGCTCGCCGACGCTCGCCAGCTCTTCGCCGACTCGCTCTCGTGGATCGACTCAGCCCGAGACGTGCTCGTGCTGATCCTGCTCGGCTTCGCCGCGATGTTCGCGCTCACCTTCCTTGACGGCGCCGGGCGCCTGCTCGCGCGCTGGCTCTGGAGACGCCGATGACCGCGCTCCTGCTCTCCGCATTCCACTGGCTCGGGGGCGCGCTCGCCGTCTTCCTGCTCTTCGTGCTCGCACTCCTGATCGTGGTGCTGATCGGCTGGATGCAGGAGACGTGGCAAGCCCGAATCTCTCGACGTGCGCGTGAATGGCGAGTCGAGGACGTGCTCGAGAATCGGCGCCGGCGCGACGACGACTCCTGAGCGCTCCCCTGCGACTCGTCATCGGGCTCGGCTACTCCCGAGGTGATTCGGCCGTGCGCGTGCGGCTCGAGTGCGGGCACGAGACGGTGCGACCCAGGGCAGGGTGGATCGACGGGCCCGACGAGCTACCGTGCTCGGCATGCGAACCCACGGGCTCTCCGGCTCCGTCAATCCCGGGCGCATCCAGCAGCGCGCGCTAGCTCTCGCGCTCGCGCGCCAGGCCGAGCCTCGGATGTGGCTCCTCGGCTTCGAGGCTCGGGCCGTTCACCTGCACCGCTGGGCCGGGCTCTCGAAGCGAGACGCCGGCCGGCTCTGCCACCTGACCCGGACGAAGCGCCGGCAGGAGCAAAGCGTGGCCCGTCGAGAAGCGCGCAGCGATCGGCGCGCCGCGCGCCGTCACCGGCTCGAGGACTACCGGGAGAGCTGGCGCGCCCGGCTCGCGGCCCGGCTCGGCCGAGACGCGCTCGGCGTCTAGGTCCGGCCGATCTCGCCGTCGCCGTCCGGCTCTTCCCAGGCCGGGCATGCTATGGTGGGCGCTGGCGACGCCGGGAGATCCGGGCGACTCTCCCACCCAGGAGCATCCCGCCTAGGGGGCCCGGCGTCGCCGTCGGGCTAGGGGAGCAGGGCGTGACGTTCGGCGAGCGAGTCCGTAGCCTCGTGCCCGTAAAGGTGGAGCGCCCGGACGCGGCGGTGCTCGCCTTGCTCTCTGAGCTCACCCAGGCTGGGGGGCTCCCGGCCGGCATGAAGCAGCTCACCCTGCCCGGCCGGGGCGGCACGTTCCTGCTGTCCTTCAACCGGACGGGCACTACCGTCAACCGAGGCACCGAACAGCTCCTCCGGGCCTATGCGAGCCAGCCGTGGCTCCGGGGGATCGAAAGCAAGGTGGCCCGGGGCGTCGCGTCGACGCCGTGGCAGGTGTTCGCCGTGAAGGGGGAGCCGGCGACCGATCCGCGCCGGCTGCGGTCGCTCAAGCAGCGGTTCCTGCTCTCGGGGCCGGCGACGCGCGCCGGGCTCGTGCGGGGGCTCGCGAAGCAGGGCGTCCTCGAGCCCCTGGACACTTCACCTCTGCTCGACTTTCTCGGGCGCGGGAATCCCTACCACCCCGGGCTCCTGACGATGCAGCTCACCCAGACGCATCTGGATCTCGTCGGCGAAGCCTTCTGGCTGATCGAACGCGATCAGCGCGGCCAGCCGCTCTTCTACTGGAACCTGCCCCCGTCGTGGGTGCGATCGACGCCGCTACCGGGCGATCCCGTGCCGACCTTCCGCGTGCGCTTCGACGGGCCCGAGGTGCCGATCCCGGCGAGCGAGATCATCTGGTATCAGGACCCCGATCCGCTCCAGCCCTACGGCCGGGGCACGGGCTTGGCGAAGGCTCTCGGCGACGAGTTGGACACCGACGAGTTCGCCGCCAAGTACCTGCGCCAGTGGTTCCTGAACGATGCCATCCCGCCGGTGATCGTCTCCGGAGACGGGCTCCAGCCGCAGGAAACGGCCCGGCTCGAGAGCGACTGGACGTCGAGGAATCAGGGATTCTGGCAGCGCTTCAAGCCGTACTTCATGAGCCGTAAGGTCGAAGTCACGAAGCTGGCCGCGAGCTTCGCCGAGATGCAGGTGGTCGACCTGCGAAAGAATCAGCGGGACACCGTCATGCAGGTGTACGGCGTGCCCCCGGAAGTCTTCGGCATTCTCGAGAACAGCAACCGAGCGACGATCGAAAGCGCCGACTTCCTGATGGCGCGCTGGGTTCTCGTGCCCCGGCTGGAGCTACTGCGCGCGACGGCGCAGCACCGGCTCGTGCCGATGTTCGGCGACAACCTGCTGCTCGACTACGTCTCGCCGGTCGCCGAGGACAAGGAGTTCACGCTCAAGGTCATGCAGGCGGCGAGCTGGGCCTTCACCGCCGACGAGTGGCGCGCGCTCGCCGGGCGCGACGAGCTACCGGGAGACGGAGCGATCCATCTGGTGCCCTTCAACCTGCTCGGCGTCAAGCGGCTATCCGACCTGATCGCCGACCCGGCCGACGAGCGCGAGCCGGAGCCCGAGCCGGAGCCGACGCCCGAGCCGGACGACGAGGACGAGCCGGAGGACGAGCCCGAGGACGAAGAGGACGACGAGAAGAGCCGGCGGCTGGCGCTCCCGGCCCCGGACCGGAAGCAGGATGACCTGACCGGGGAGCAGGCCGAGCTGGTGCGGAGGACGCTCGCTGCGATCAAGTCGCGGCTGCTCGAAGAGCAGGTCGAGCCGGTCGCCGCGGGCACGCTCGAGGATTTCGGCAACCGGGCCGTGCGCGACGCGCTCGGGCAGGCCGCGGACTTCGACCTGAGCGATCCCCGGGTGGTCGACTACCTCAAGAATCGCACCAGCGACAAGATCCGGGGGGCGACTCGGACCACGCAGCGGCAGGTAGCGCGCGCTCTCGCGGCCGGCTTCGCCGAAGGCGAGAGCATCGACCGGCTCTCGCAGCGCGTGCGAGCCGTCTTCCGGGTCGCCAGCGCCGTGCGCGCGCACACCATCGCCAGGACCGAGACGGTGCGCGCCGCCAACTTCGGCACGCTCGAGGGCTCCCGGCAGGCGGGCGCGACGGGCAAGGAATGGGTAGCCGTGCGCGACGAGCGCACGCGGGACGCGCACCAGTCGCTCGACGGCACCGTGGTCGGGATCGACGAGGACTTCGTGAGCGAGAACGGGGGCTCTGGCCCCCACCCGGGCGAGATGGACGAAGCGAGCGACGACATTCAGTGCCGGTGCACGACCACCTCCGTGTTCGGCGAAGCGAGCGCGAGCGCCCGGACGGCCGACGTCCGGGCGGCGATCTGGGCGGCCTTCGAGCAGGAGCGCGCGCCCTGGGAGCGCCTGCATCTGGCGGCGACGCGCCGGGGGCTCTCGGCGCAGAGCGCCGCGGCCGTGTCGGCTCTCCGGGGCTAGACCTTGAAGCGCGCCGACCGATTCTCGACTTCGAGCCGGATCGCTTCTCGGCATCGCGTCTCGCAGGTATCGAAGCCTAGATAGCTCCCGAACCCCGGCCGGTAGTTTCCGCCTGCGAAGCGCCAGGGGACGTAGATCACCCAGCCGCCGTTCGCCTGCTCCTCGAGAATCGCGAGGCCGTAGGGCGTTTCGATGCGCTTCGTCGCCTTCGTCGTGCTCATGCTCTTCTCTTCGGCAGCATGCGCCCCCGGAGTGAAGCTCCTCCACCCCGGTGCGCAGCTCCGGGGCTAGCCGGGGCGAACGGGCCCGGCCCCTGCTCCGGGGAGTGCCACCTGGCCGAGCTTCGCGCCTAGGGCAGCCTGCGCGTCCAGAAGGGCGGGCCGGGCCCCCCGAGAGGGGGAACCTAGGCTCCCCCGGAGACGGGGCTCGAGGAGGGCGCGGAGCTGCGCATCGCCGGACCCCTCAACGTGATACCGCGACGACTTGCCGGCTCCCGGACCTGCCCACTGAGAGGGGGCACGAGGGGAGCTATGTGGGCAGGGTCCTTTCCACGCAACTCCGAGGACTTGCGCGTCGCCGGACCCTGCCACTGAGAGGGCTATGGGAGGACGCCATGTCGGGGGGCTCGAGAGCCGGCAAGATGCCCGACCCTCACGAGGAGCCTTGACCCGCGCCAGCTTCGGCGTCTATGCTGGCCCCCGAGCGCTCCGGCTCCCGGGAGAGCAGATGCCCCGTCGCCGCATCCGACGCTTCGTAGGCCCCGGCGTTTTCCGGTCGATCGTCGAAGCGAGCAAGGCGACCGGGGCCGACGTTCCCGCCGTGCTCTATCCGGCCGAGGCCGACGCGAAGCGAGCCGAAGACGCCGAGGCGAACGCGCGCATCCTCCAGCTCACGATCAGCACGGCGAAGAGCGACCGGGACCGGGACTCCGTCTCGGCCGATGGCTGGGACTTCAAGAGCTACCGGAAGAACCCCGTGGTGCTCTTCTCGCACACCTACTGGAGCGAGCAGGCCCCGGTGGTCGGCACGTCGCTGGCCGAATGGGTCGAGCGCGACAAGGTCAAGAGCCGGATGGAGTTCACGCCCGAGGGGATGGTGCCCTTGGCCGATACGCTCTGGCGGCTCTACACCACGCGCTCGAGTAGCGGCAAGCCTTTCATGCGCGCCGTCTCCGTCGGCTTCATCCCCACGAAGTACGAGTTCGTGGACACGCCCGGTCGCGAGGGCGGTGTCGACTTCCAGAAGCAGGAGCTGCTGGAGTATTCCCTGGTGCCCGTGCCGGCGAACGCGGACGCGCTCTCCGACGTGAAGGGCTACGGCGCGGAGCTCGAGGAAGCGCGCGCCGCGGGGATCGACTGCGCGCCGCTCAAGACGTGGGCGGAAACCCTGCTCGACGGCTGGGTGAAGCACGAGGACGCGCTCTGGATGAAACGCGAGTGGGTCGAAGCTCTGCGCGAGTACGTCGACGAGAAGCACGCCGTTAGCGTCGTGCTCCCGAAGAGCCCGGCCGCGATCGCGAAGCAGGGGACCGAGATTCAGAGCATGCTGTTCGCCAAGGAAGAGAGCCCCGACGACGTCAACGGCGGCGACGGCTGGACGGCCGAGACGGCGAAGAGCTGGCTGGACGACCACGACTTCCGATCGGACAAGCTCGACGAGGGGAGCGAGGACGCTGCCTTCCTGCGCTTCCGCCAGTTCGACCCCGAAGCCTGCGCCCCCGACTCGATGATCACGCTCTCGGATGGCTTCCCGCCTGGCGTGCAGGCGACCGCCTGCGAGGTGGAGGACTCCGACTCGGCCGACGCCACGGCGCCGGCCGGCCCCACGAAGCTCCCGGCCGGGCTCAAGGCGCTCGTTTCGCTCGGCGGGCTCGTGCTCGTTGAGACGGCTCCGGCCGCGGGGCACACCCATGTCCTCGCCGTCAAGGTCCGGGAGAACGGCGAGCTGCTGACCGGGCTCTACACGACCCTGGTGGCGGAAGGTGGGGGCTTCGGGCCCCATGCGCACGCGTTCTCTCTCGAGGCGCAGGTGCCGGGCGATCAGCCTTGGGCCGGCGTGAGCGGGCTCGGCAGCGACGGCTCGCCGGCCCATGCAGCCGCGATCGAAGCCCGGGCCCCCGTGACCGTGCCGACGTCTGGGGTGCCGGCGACCAGGAGCCCGGCGCCGGCTGAGTCCGAGGCCGAGAGCTTCACCCTTGACCAGCTCGCCGCCATGCTCCAAAGTGAGGCCGAGCCGGACAGCTTCGAGCTAGGAGACGACGTGGACCTGAAGGCTCTGCTCCGGGAGACGGTCGCCGAGGAAATCGGTGAACGGCTCTCGGCGACGAGCGGGAGGTAAGACGATGCCGGGGACCGCGACGATGACGCGAGACGGGATCAAGGCCCTCTTCCGGGAGATCGTGAAGGAGGGCGGCTTCGACGTCGACGCGATCGTCAAGCGCGCCGTCGACGAAGCGCGCAAGGCCGCCGCCGAAGAGCAGGCGAAGCAGAGCACCGAGTGGATGGCGAAGCTGGTGCAGGCGCGCGGGAAGTCCTCGGAGGAGCTCGAGCGCGACAAGCACGAGAAGGGGCTCGGAGCCGCACGCATCATCCGGGCTCTCGCGTCGGCGAAGGGTTCGCAGGCCGACGCCATCACCTTCGCCGAGAAGACGTGGGGCAAGGATCACGACGTCACCAAGGCGCTCGCGGCCGGCGACTCGACGGCCGGAGGTTTCCTGCTCTCGCCCCAGTTCTCGAGCGATCTGATCGAGCTGCTGCGGCCGGCGGCCGTGGTCCGGCGCATGCGGCCCACGATGCTCCCGATGCCCCAGGGCCAGCTCTCCATTCCGAAGCTGACGGCCGGCGCGACGGCGACCTACACGGGCGAGAATCAGAACATCGTCTCCAGCCAGCAGACGACGGGGATGCTCAACCTCGTCTGGAAGAAGCTCGCTGCGCTCGTGCCGATCTCGAACGATCTCCTGCGCTTCGCGTCGGTCAACGCGGACATGATGGTGCGCGACGACGTCGTGGCCGGGATCGCGACGCGAGAAGACGCCGGCTTCATCCGAGACGACGGGACGGTCAACACGCCGAAGGGGCTCCGGTTCCAGGTCCCCGCGGCCAATACCTTCGCCGCCAACGGCACCGTGAACCTCGCGAACGTCACGACCGATCTCGGGCAGGCGGTGCTCCGGCTCCTGAACGGGAACAGCCGGATGCTCCGGCCCGGGTGGCTCTTCGCCCCCCGGACGCTCACCTTCCTCATGTCCATCCGGGACGGGAACGGCAACTATGCCTTCCGGCCGGAGCTGCTGGCCGGGAACCTGCACGGCTTCCCCTTCGCCACCACCACCCAGATCCCGGTGAACCTCGGCGCCGGCACGGAGAGCGAGGTCTACCTCGTGGACTTCGCGGACGCGGTGATCGCCGAGAGCGATCAGGTGATGGTCGACGCGAGCCCGAACGCGGCCTATTTCGACTCGGCGTCGGGCGCGGTGCAGTCGGCGTTCTCCCGGGACCAGTCGGTCATCCGGGCGATCGCGCGACACGACTTCGGCATGCGACACGACGAGAGCGTGGCCGTCATCACGGCCGTGCTCTGGATCTAGGAGCAGGCGCTTAGGCGCCGAGCAGGAGGACACCATGATCGAAAAGGACGTCGGCGCCTACTTCGTCGCTGGTGGGCTGGCGCTCGAGAACGCCGTGGTGACGGCCGGTGGTGGCGCCGACAACGTCGCCGTCAACGGCCCGACCGTGGACCGGCGGAACCTCTCCGATCCGGGGCTCTCGCTCTCGCTGCTGATCCCCTTCCGGGCGGTCCAGGCGACGACGCAGAGCACGACCTGCACCGTCCAGTTCCAGGACTCGGCCGACGGCTCCGCGTGGGCCAACTACGGGGCGGCCCAGGTCTTCCTCGTCGGCGGGGCCACGGGCGCGCAGGATCTCCGGAGCGCGATCAAGGCCGACATGGGCGTGAACGGTGAATTCGGGCTCGACGGCGCCCGACGCTTCGTGCGCGTGGTGTTCACGCCGAACATGAGCGCCGGCGCCACCGACACCTTCACCTACGCCGGCGTCTTCGCGATCGGCGGGCTCCAGGAGAAGCCCGGGACCGGCCGGAGCCTGGTGAGCTAGGCGCGCTGCTTCGAGCAGGGATGACGGCCCGGCGTCGGCGATGTAGAGTCGGCGCCGGGCTCGCCGTTTCCAGGGCCCTGGGAGAGTCGAAGGATGCAGGTCAAGCTCGTGACGTTCCTGTCGAAGTACACGCCCTATAACGCCGGCGAAACGGCTGGCTTCCTGCCCCACGTCGCCGACAAGCTCGTCGAGGCCGGCATCGCCGTCGCCGGCCGGCGCAAGGTGGAGGGCGCCGTACCGATCCCGATGGACTCGCACGGCTCGGGAGCCGAATCGCGGCTGACGCAGATCGGCGACCGGGTGGCCTTCTTCCTCGAAGGCGAAGGCGATCAACTCGGCGACGTCGTCAAGGTCGACAAGAAGGCGGGCACGGCGACCGTGAGAGTCGGGCCCGAGTCGGAACATGAAGTGCCGCTCGGCGAGCTCATGTTCCGGGCTCCGAAGGTCGAGGTGATCGCGTGAAGCCTGCCCCGCCGAAGGGCGGCCCGGTATCGCAAGGGCCCCCGGCCGACAAGGCGCTCGAACGCCCGGGCCGGCCGGGGGCGCCGCCGAAGGGGCGGCTGCCCGTCGTCAAGAAGTAGGCGCGCTCCCGGGCGCGCGGGAGGACACCATGCTCCAGTCGCTCCGTCGATGCGCGCTCGGCGTGCTCGCGCTCTTGGCAATCCTGCTCCCGGCGCCGGCGCTCTCGCAGGTCACGAAGCACGAGCTTTTCCCGCACCCCGCGGCGTGGTTCACGCTCGTCCAACTCGGCCAGGTATCGGGCGTCACCTACTACCGCTGGAACCCGCAGAATACGATTAGCGCCGCCGGCACGACCGAGGACGTTTGGTCGGGCTCGCAGGACGCGCTCAGTACCGGCACGGTTTTTCTGCCGACGTCGGCGGCGGTGAACACCCGGATCTCGAGCTCCTCCGCGGGCGACACACAGGCCATGAGCATCTCCGGCCTCGACGCGAACGGCAACCCGGTCACCTTTACCGCGACGCTCGCGGGCCTGACCTTCGTCGATACCGGCGTGCCACTCCTGCGATTGACTGCGGCGCGCCTGACGAGCGGCACGACGAACGCCGGCCGGGTGTTCATCCACATCGACACGACCGACGGCGTCGTCGATGGTATCCCGGACGCGCCGACGACGGAGCTACTCGGCGTCATCCACGTCGGCGAGCAGGGTTTTACGCCAGGCGCGTTCACCTGCCCGAGCGCCCACACCTGTTTTCTCTACGACGTCGGGTGGACTCCGATCTCGACGGCCGCTGCGGCGACCTGCGAGGGCCGGTTGATGCTCCGGGAGAGCACGAGCACCGGCCCCTTCACCAAGGTACTCGGCTGGTTCATGCCCCCGGCGAGCACGACCTCGGCCGCAGTCATCAACAGTGCCACGCCCCAGGCCATCCGGGTGCCCGCGCTACAGGACGCCAAGTTCCAGGGCATCTCGACGGCGGTTGCGTGTGCTTACTTCGCGCACGCGAACGTGCTGATGTTCCGAAACTAGGAGCGCGCGCTTGATCTCCGAGATTGTCACCCCCGCGCCGGCGACCGGGCTCACGACGCTCGAGCGCGTCAAGGAAGAGCTGAACATCACCGACGAGGCTCAGCACCCCCGGCTCGAGCGCCTGATCCGAGAAGCGAGCGCCGAGGTGGTCGCGGCGTCGGGGCGCTGGTGGGCGCAGGAGCGCGTCAAAGAGATCGTCCGGGGGTACGGCCGGCCGACCATGCTGCTCGAGCGCACGCCGCTGGTGCAGGTGCACAGCGTCGCCTTCGATGGGGGGCCCGTCACCGACTTCACCGTCCACGATCGTCAGGCCAGCGTGCTCTACCGGCGCCAGGGCTGGCTCTGGACGGTGGTACTCGGCGACGCTTGGATCGAGGAAACGATCGTCCCGGGTGGCGAAGAGAAGCGCTACACGGTCGACTACACCGCGGGCTACCAGCTCCCGAGCTTTCCCGGGAGCTTCACGGCCCCCATCGTACCGCCGGCGTTCCCGACGGAGCGCCTGCCCGGAGACGTCGAGGCCTACGCGCTCCTGCTCATCCGGGCGGCTCACGCGGCGATCGACGTGGACCCGAACGTCACCCAGGAGCACATCGGAGACTGGTCGGCCACCTACGGGGGCGCGGATTCCGGGAGCTTGCTGGCGTCGGCCACGGCGAAGTTCCTGGCGCGGTGGGGGCGCGTGGCATGAGCCGACCGATCCGACTCGGGCTCCTGCCCCTGCGCGTCACGATCCAGCGCAAGAGCCGGACGGCCGACGGGCAGGGCGGGCACATCGAAGCCTTCGCGAACCTGGCCACGAGCGTCCCCGCCCGCATCCGGCCGGCTGGCTACAAGGAACGCGCGACGGCGCAGCGCGAGGAAGCTGTACCCACCCACGTCGTCTACGTGCTCCCCACCCAGGACGTCCGGCGCTCCGATCTCGTGCTGAACGGCTCCCTGCGCTATGAGGTGCTGGACGTCGAGGACCCGAGCGAAGCGGGGCACCACCGGCATGTGAACGCCCGGAGGTTCGAGAGTGGCGTCTAAGCTCTCGTGGGAGCAGGGCCCGGTGGAGCGAGCCGTCGCCGCGGCGCTCGAGCGCGGGATGCTCCGGGCGATGACCGTGGTGCGAGACGCCGCCGTGAGGCTGATCTCGACGGGCCAGCCGATCCGGCGCTCGGCATCGGGCCGGCTCGTCGGTCTCGATCCTTCGCGCGAAGGGGACCCCCCTCACGTGCTCTCGGGCCGGCTCCGGCTCTCGCTCCGGGCCCGGGCCGGCAGGGTCGGCAACCGGATCGAGGGCCGGATGGGCACCGACGTCGTCTATGCCCGCCGGCTCGAGTACGGCTTTACGGGCACGGACTCGCTGGGCCGGAACGTGCGCCAGGGGCCCCGCCCGTTCCTCCGGCGGGCCCTGCTCGAGAACGAGCGCGAGATCATCGAGGCCCTGACCCGTGGGTGAGCTCACCGCCGCCTTCGTCGCCCGGCTCAAGGCCGACGCCACCTTGACGGCCCTGATCGCCAAGTACCCCGTGGGGTCGGGCGATCCGGCCGTGTTCTCCGTGGACCCGGTGCCGGAGGACGCCGTGCTCCCCTACGTCGTCACCGTGGGGGAAGTCACCCAGGTCCCCGAGGATACCAAGACGACCCGGCGCCGGCGTGTGGTGCGAGACGTTCGGGTGTATGCTGACGCCAACGGGGGAGCCGACCTGATCGAAGACGCGCAGGAACGCATCCATGATCTCTTCCACCGCTTCCTGCTCGTCGTGACCGGCTACGCCACCGTGATTGCCGAGGTCGCCGGGATGGGAGTGATCGACGAAAAGGACGTCTACGGGCGCGTGGTCACGGTGCGCCTGACGCTCGAGGAGGTCTAGCATGGCTCTGCTTGCGGTCACCGAAGTCTCCGAGGCCGCTGCGGGCGTCGATCTCGACGCCGTCGACGTCGCCGCGAATGCAGGCGGGGACTCCTACCCGAACGACGACGACACCTTCCTCTACATCAACAATCAGGACGCGTCGCCGAAGACGGTCACGATCACCGCTCAGCGCACGGCCGTCCGCAAGGAAGGGTTCGGGGAGCTGACCATCGCGTCGATCGCCGTGGTGGTGCCGGCGACGTCGCGTCGGCTCATCAAGGTGCCCATCGGCTCCTACTCCGACGCCAGCGGACGCGTCCAGCTCACCTACTCGGCCGTCACGTCGGTCACGGTCGCCGCCCTGCGCGCCAAGCGGCAGTAGGGCAGGAAGGGGAAAGCTCATGGCCCTGCTCGCCGTCACCGAGATCCGAGCGCTGGAGATCGACCCCGACGCCGTCGCCGTCGCGGCCGCGGCCGGGGGCGACTCCTACCCGAACGACGATGACACGATGTTCTACATCCGGAACGCCGGCGGCGGCTCGCAGACGGTGACGATCGCCGTCCAGCGGACGGCCGTGCGGAAGGAAGGGTTCGGCGAGCTCACCCTGGCGGCGATCGCGATGGTGGTGGGAGCCGGCCTCCGGAAGCTGATCAAGGTCCCGAGCGGGGGCTACGCCGACGCCAGCGGCCGAGTGCAGGTCACGTACACCGGCGTGACGTCGGTGACGGTCGCGGCGCTGCGCACGCAGCGGCAGTAGCGCCGACGGGCGCGTAGGAGGACTCCATGTCGCAGAACGGCGCCGACACCCTGCTGATCGTGAATACCGGGACCGAGGCGGTGCCCGTCTACACCGTCATCGGCTCGCAGCGCGACGTCACCTTCACCGAGACGACGGAGACGATCGACGGCTCCAACAAGCAGGACGGCCGGGCTCGTCGAGTGCAGGCCGGTCGGTACACCAGCACGGTCGACATGGACGCGCTCTTCGTCCCGAACGATGCCGCGCACGGGCTCCTGAAGGTCGCCATGCGCCTCGGGCTCCCGATCAAGTGCCGGCGGCGCTTCGCGGGTGTCGACATTGAGCAGGCCGACGTCATCGTGGCGAACATCGCCGACACCCACCCGGACCAGGACAGCGCCACGATCGCCGTCACGCTCGAGGTGGACGGCCCCTGGAGCGCCGTCTAGCGCGGAGCTCGGCCCTGACGTAGCGTCCGGCCCCGGGAGGGAGAGTCACCGTGGCCGAGAATGCTCACCGTGGCGAGGTCGAGCTGGAGATCGGGGGCAAGCTCCGGAAGCTCCGATTCACGCTTAACTCGCTCGCCGTCGTCACACAGCTCTTCGGGCTCGAACGCATGAGCCAGCTGTTCGCGATCACCCGGGAGCCGTCGCCGTACCACCTACGCCACCTGCTCCATGCGGCCCTGCTCCCGAGCGAGCCGGAGCTGACGCCCGAGGAAGTCGGGGAGTGGGATGTGGACTTCGAGGCGGCCCAGATCCGGCTCGCCGTCGCCTTCATCCGGGCCTACCGCGGGGGCCGGTCGGGCCCCGAGGAGGAGGCCCTGCTGGACCCTACGAAGGCGACGCCGTCCGGGGCGATCCCGACCCCGACCTGACGGGATACTTCGTCGCGGCCGAACGCTTCGCCTGCGGCCACCTAGGCCTACTAGAAGCCGACTTCTGGAGCCTCACCCCCTGGGAGCTACGGCTCCGCAGGGAGGCCTACGACGAGCAGACGAAGTGGCAGCGCTCGCTGGCCCGGGCGACCGGGTGGCACGCCGGGCACGTCGGCCGGCTCCGGCGGATTCCCCCGCTGGGGCGCTACCTCAAAGAGCTGCGCTCGCGTAAGCTCACCCAGGCCGGGCTGAAGCAGCGCCGGCAGGAGCACGAGGCGATGGTGGCCTCGCTCCTGAAGCCAGGGGAGCAGGGGCAGGGGGAGCCGTAGGGTGTCTTTCGGCGAGATCGGCAAGGCCGAAGTTGTCCTGACCGTCGAGTTGGACAAGCTCTCGCGGGGCTTCGCGCAGGGCAAGAAACAGGTCCAGGGGCACCTCGACGATCTCGACCGGCGCGGCAAGCGCTTCGGCGCCAACTTCGGCGCGTCGCTCGGCGCCGCGGCGCGCGCGCTCGGGCCCGTGCTCGGCGCTCTCGGCGTCGCCGGGGGCGCGGCCGGCTTCGCTCTGCTCTTCCGGAACGCGCTGAACGCCGGGGAGGCCCTGCTCGGGCTCAGCCAGAAGCTCGGCGTGACCGTCGAAGGCATCCAGCGACTCAACTTCGCCGCGCAGCAGAACAACGTGACGACGGGCGCTCTCGAGTCGGGGCTCCTGGCGCTCTCCCGGAACATGGGGCTGCTCTCCCAGGGGGAGGGCAAGCTCTTCAACATGCTGAAGGACACGAACCCCGAGCTGGCTCGGCAGCTCGCGGTGACGACCGATTCTGAGCAGGGCTTCCTCTTGCTCTCCGATGCCATCGCCAAGATCGAAAGCCCGACCGAGCGAGCCGCGCTCGCGGCCGCGGCCTTCGGCCGGGGGCTCGGCTCCCAACTGCTCCCGCTCCTGATCCAGGGCTCGGCCGAGATCACGGCCCTGGGGCGACGCGCCGAGGAGCTCGGGCTCGTCATGTCCACCCAGCTCGCTCGCGACGCCGACGCCGCTGGCGACGCGCTCGAGACGGTCGCGAACATCGTGAAGGTGAACCTGACGCAGGGGCTGCTGGGCGCGAGCGGCGAGGCCAAGAGCTTCGCCGAGCAGTTCACCACGCCGGAGTTCGCTGGGAACGTGCGCGCCGTCGGGGAAGCGCTCGGCACCATCGCCGGCGCGCTCTTCTCGATCGGTGCTGCGGCGGCGGGCGCCGTGAACAAGGTCCAGTCGCTCTGGGACAAGGTCAAGGGCTTCGCCGGCTCGCAGTCCTCGAGCTTCCTCGATCGCTTCGGCCGGCCGGGGAAGACGGTCATCACCCCCGAGGGCGAGGTGCCGGCGCCCGCAGGCGCGCCGACGCCGGCGCCGGCCGGGGCCGGTGGCACGCCGTCACCCACCCAGGCATTCACGGATGCGCTCGCGGGCAAGGCGAGTCAGACGGCCGAGCAACGCGCGAAAGAAGCGCAGGACTTTTTCGACACCATCACCGAGGGGCGCCTGCAAGCGGAGGGCCGGATCATCGAGCTGATCGAACGCGAACGGGACATTCGGCTCGCCGACGCCGACCGGCTGATCACCGACGAGCAGAAACACCTGGAGGCGCGCATCGGCATCCACCAGATCGCTAACGCCGAGATTGCGAAGTTCGAAGAGGAGCGCCGGCTCGCGCTCGAGAAAGGGCAGGAAGAGCTGGGGCAGAAACTCGCCGACACCCTGTCGCCGTTCATCGAAGCGCTCGTCGAAGGCGAGTTTACGTGGAAGGGCTTTCTGGACAACCTGATCCAGGAGTTCGCCAAGTCTGGCATCCAGAACCTGCTCGGCACGGTCGGCGGACTGATCGGCGGCAAGAGCCTGCCCGAAGCGACGGGCGCCACCAGCGCGCTTGGCGGAGTCGCCGGTGGTGCACAGCAGGGTGGAGCCGGGGGCTGGATCCAAGCCGGGCTCTCGATCGCCTCGCTCTTCCTTCAGCATGGGGGCCCTTTCGAGTCCGGTGAAGCCTTCGTCGTCGGCGAGCGCGGGCCCGAGATGCTAGCCGTCGGCCAACCGGGTCGCGTGACGCCGATGCGAGACTCGGCCGGGGCCCCGGCGAACGTCACCATGAACATCCACGGCGTCAAAGACGCCGACTCGTTCCGACGGAGCGAGAAGCAGATCATGGCGCGCACGGCTCGAGGCCTGCGCGACGCAGAGGGGCGTCACCGTTGAGCATCACCTTCGAGGAAGTGCGCTTCCCGATCGACATTTCCCACGGCGCGCAAGGGGGCCCGCGCTGGGCCACGACCGTCTCGCAGTCGGGTGGGGGGCAGGAGCAGCGAAACATCAACTGGGCCGACGCTCGCCACCAGTGGTCAGTCGAGCACGGCGTCAAGACAGCAGAGCAGATGGATCGGCTCGTGGCGTTTTTCAACGCTATGAGGGGACGCGCGACGGGCTTTCGCTTTCAGGACCCGGTCGACCATCAAGCGATCTCCCGCGAGCGCTTCGGCACGGGAGACGGCGCCGATACCACCTTCCAGCTCACGAAGACGTACACGGCCGGCGCGCGCACCTGGGTCCGGAACATCACGAAGCCTTCGCCGGATCTCGGCGCGCTCTCCATCTTCGTCGCCGGAGTGCTCCAGCCGACGAGCGCGTACACGATCGACACCACGACGGGCATCGTGACGTTCTCGGCCCCGCCGGCAGGCGCCGCCGCGCTCGAGTGGACGGGCTACTTCGACACGCCGGTACGCTTCGACTCCGACGAGATGCAGATCACCGATCGCTTCGACGACGTCAAAGACTGGACGCTGAATGTCGTCGAGGTGCGGGAGATCGTCTAGTGAAGGCCGCGAGCGCCGGGCTCATCACGCACATCGCGCAGGGGGTCACGACGCTCGCGACGCTCTTTCGCGTCGTCCGGCGAGACGGGGCGATTCTCGGCTTCACTGACCACGACCGGGATCTCACCTTCGAGTCGCTGGTCTACGAAGCGTCGACCGGCTACATGCGGAGCGCGATCTCGAATCAGTCCGACCTTTCCGTCGACAATCTCGAGCTGACCGCCCTGCTCGACTCGCCCCGGATCACGAAGGCCGATCTCCGCGCCGGGCTCTACGACGACGCCAGCTTCGAGATGCGAATGGTCAACTGGCAGAATCTCGCCGACGGGGCGATCAAGCTCAGGGCAGGGAATCTCGGGCGCTCCGTCGTGCGAGACGGCACCTTCACCCTAGAGCTGCGGGGGCTCGGCGGGCGCTTCGAGCGAGTCATCGGCGACGTCTATTCCCCGCGTTGCCGGGCCGACGTCTTCGATACCGCGAACGCCGTCATCATGAAGCGCTGCGGGCTCTCTGATCTCGCGATCGACCCGAACACCACGCTGACGTACCGGCGCGACAACCGGGTGCATAGCGTCGTCACGAGCCGTCGGCAGTTTCAGATCAAGGGGGCTGTCGCCCCCGGCGCTACCGTCACCTTCACGCTCACGAACCCCGGCGCCGAGTCGGGGAGCACGGCCGGCTGGACCGTCGCGTCGGGCGAGTGGGCCGCCGTCGGAACGGTCCTCGGGATCGCGCCGCACGGGGGCGTCTTCCAGTTTCGCGCCGACGCCACGCTCCCGGTCGCCGTGCTCTCCGTGCTCGAGCAGTCGGTCGATCTCGTCGCCGGAGGGCTCGCCGCGGCGACGATCGACACGGGGCTCCAGGATCTCTCGCTCCGGGTCTGGGTGGCGAACGGCGCCGGGGCAGGGGCTCAGACGGCCGAGATCGGGCTCCGGGTGCTCGACGCGAACAACGTCGTGCTCCAAGACGAGCGCACCCTGGTCACGCCGAACCCCGGGGCGACCTACACGGAGTTTCTCCACCAGCGCCCGCTCCCGGTCGGGGCCCGCTTCGCCGTCATCCGGCTCCTGCACAACAACCCCACGCTCGTCGCCGGCGAGTTCCTCTACGACGACGTGACGCTCGAGGCGCAGGACGAGGGCCACGTCGCGCTCCCGAGCATCGCGGCCTACTTCACCGGCGGACTGCTCCAGTGGGTGTCCGGCGCGAACAAGGGGCGCGCGATGGAGGTCAAGCTCTTCTCGAGCGGCGTCGGACCCGGTGGTGAGCTCAAGCTCTTCCTGCCGATGCCGTTTCTCCCGGTCGAGAACGACCGCTTCCTGATCTGGCCGGGCTGCGACAAGACGCTCGCCGTCTGCACCGCGAAGTTCGCCAACGCCGTCAACTTCCGGGGCGAGCCCCACCTGCCCGGGCGCGATCGGCTCCTGAAGTACCCGGATGCGCAAGCGTGAGGCTGCGGGAGATGCCGGCATGGCGACGGTAGCCCCGACCCGGCGAGCGCTCGTCGACAACGCCCGAACCTTCGTGGGCTCGCGCTTCGTCCACCAGGGACGCATGAGGACCGTGCTCCGGGGCCGGCGCGCCTTCGGGGGGATCGACTGCGCCGGGATGACGATTGTGCCCGCGCAGGAGATCGGGCTACGACCGGGCGTCGGCGTGCACATCTACCGGCGCGAGCCGAACGGCTCGCTGATGCAGGCGGAGCTCGCGCGCTGGCTGACGCCGAAGGCTCTCACGGCCGGGCTCCCGGGCGACGTCGTCTACCTGAAGCACCCGATGGCGAAGTATGCGCACCATCTCGGACTGCTCTCCGATCTCTACTTCGACGGGCGCCCCCTGCTCGGCATCATCCACGCTTGTCTGCGCCACCGGCGCGTCGTCGAGTGCTGCTTCGACGAAGAGCTGCGGGCCTGGACCACCGCCTGCTACAGCTACCCCGAGCTGGTAGGGGAGACGACGTGGCCCGAGCGAAGCTGAGCCGGAGAGAGCACGTCGCCCGGGCCGGACTGCTCGGCGCGCTCGTCGTGCTCTCCCCGGTCGCCCTCCAGGGCATCGAGACGGCGATCATCATCGCCATCGCGCAGGTCGCGATCCAGGCGGCCGCGATCGCGGCGAGCATCCTGCTCCGGCCGAAACCGCAAGGCCAGCACACCGAAGGGCCCCGGCTCGAGGACCGGGTGGTCACGATCTCGAGCTACGGGCAGCCGATCCCGATTCAGCTCGGGGGCGTGGTGCGAGTCTCCGGCGGGATCATCTGGTCGCGCGACATTCGCGAAGTCAAGACCCACCACAGCACGTCGGCAGGGAAGGGGGGCGGTGGGGGCAGCATCTCGTCGAACACCTATAGCTACTTCGGCGACTTCGCCGCGAGCTTCGGCGAAGGGGTCGCGGCCGTCGACGGGCTCCTGAAGGTCTGGTGCAATGGGAAACTGATCATCGACAACACGAAGCTCGGCGACGCCGTCAAGAAGTATCCGGACCTGCAAGTGAGATTCTACGTCGGAGACGCTACCCAGCTCGCCGACACGCTGATCTCGAGCGTCGAAGGGCTCGCGAACACGCCCGCGTACCGAGGCCAGTGCTATGCCGTCTTCGAGAACCTGCCCCTGGCCGACTTCGGCAATCACCTGCCGAACCTGGAAGCGCTCGTCGCCTACGCTGCGGACGCGAACAAGACGAGCACGATCATCGACGCGCCCGGCGGTGGGGGGCTCATCAACGCCGCCTTCCTGCTCGACCGAAACCGAAACACCATCTACTGGATTCAGAATCCCGGGCAGCCCACCACCGTCGGGATCGACGCTCAGGCGGTGGTCCGGTACAACCCGGTGCTCAATGACGTCGAATATAAGCGCTTCGAGCTAGACGTCTCGTCAAACGACATAGTGTCGGAGCTAGAGCTAGACGACCTAGGCTTCCTCTACGCGCTCACTCGGGTCGGCTCGACGGGCTACCGGGTCCACCGGCTCGACGCGCTCACGGGCTCGACCCTGCTCGTCTCCGGAGACTCGACGGTCACGACGGGCACCTATCGGCCCGACCAGTCCGTCTACATCAGCAAGGCCGCGGCCGGTGGCATCGGCAGCTACATCGTCACCAGCACGCTCGCTAGCTCGGGGCAGACGGGGCACGGCCGGCTCTCGCTCATCAACCTGAACGCCAACGGCGACGTGTCGGGAGCCGGCGATATTTCGATTCAGGGCGTGCGCGACCTGCCGGAGATGCAGCCCGGGCTCGGAATGGTCCGCTCGATCTGCGCCGACAAGAACGGCGACGTGTGGGTTATCGCGCGCACCGACGCCGGCATCGTCTTCCTCTACCAGCTCGAGATCGTCGCGAGCACGCCGACGACGGCTTCGCTTCAGATCAAGGCGACGCACAACCTGACGACGCTGACCACGATGACCGACGCTCACCACATCGGCTACGACGTCGCGAGCCACGCGCTACTCATCGGGAAGATCAACAACTCCGGAACCCCGGCTCTCCGGCAGGTCCGAAAGTTCGATCTCGCCACGCTCACGACGCTCTGGACGCTCTCGGAGGACCACGCGAGCGTGACCGTCGGCGACCTGATCCGAGAAGCGACGGGCGGGCTCGTGCTCTCCAACCGCTTCCTGTTCAAGTACGCGGCGCAGGCCGGGCTGCTCTTTACGACCGACGTGTCGAGTCAGACGGACGGGATCGTCTATCGCATCCGAGTCTCCGACGGCGTGCTCGAGCGCATCTACGATCTCGGCGACTACTGGACGTCGCCGGGGCTCTGCGATCAAGTGCTGTACGACTCGCTCACGAATCTCTGCTACGCCGTCCGGAACACGACGCCGTTCGACCTGCGACGCATCGCCTTCGATCGGGTCACGCAGCTCACCACGACGCTCCAGTCGGGCGTCGAGGCCCTATGCGCTCGAGCCGGGCTCGACGTCGCCACCCAGGTCGACGCGTCGGGGCTCGCGAGTGCACAGCTCCGGGGCTACCCCATCGCGAATCTGCCGAGCACGGTGCGAGCGCTCATCGAGCCGCTAGCGCTCGCGTACTTCTTCGACGGTGTCGAGAGCGACTTCAAGATCAAGTTCATCCTGCGCGGTGGCGCCGTCGCAGCGACGATCGCGGAGGACGATCTCGGCGCATTCTCGGAGACGTCGCCCCCCGAGTCGCTGCAACGGCTCCAGGAAGAGATCGGGCAGGACGTCGAGCTACCGGAGCAGGTCGACGTCCGCTTCATCGACGTCAACAAGGATCTCCAGGTAGGCGATCAGTACGAGAAGCGCATCGGCGCGCCGGCCCCCACGACGCTCTCCCGAAAGAAAGTCACCCTGGACGTGCCGATCGTCTTCAACGCCACCGAAGCCCGGTCGATCGTCGAGCGCTTCATCTACCAGGAATGGGTCAAGAAATATGGCTTCAAGTATCAGACACTCCCGAAGCACCTACGACTCGACCCGAGCGACGTGGTGAACATCTCGAAGGACGGGCTCACGTTCGGCGCTCGACTCGCCGAAGTGGTGCTAGGTGGCGGGCTCGTCGTCGAGCACATCGCCGAGAGCGAAGATTCCGAGACGTACTCTTTCACGAATCAGACGGGTGACGACAATCTCTTCGTCGGGGACACCTTCGGCTCCGTCGGCGCTAGCGAGCTGTTCCTGTTCGACTATCTGCTCCGCGACGCGGACGACCCGACGGCCGGGCTCGCGCTGCCGCTCTACATGGGCTCGGCTCCCCAGCAGGAGACGGCGTTCTGGCGGGGCGCGTCGATGCAGAAAAGCGTGGACGGGGGCCTGACCTTCGCGCAGATCGAAGTGGCGCGCGACGATTCGACCTGGGGGCGCACCGTCGTCACGGGCGCGCTCGGGCTGACGCCCGCCTTCGCGCTCGCGCCCTACTTCGACTGGATGGTCTGGGATCGTATCACGACATTCCGGGTCCGGATCGCGTCGGGCTCAGCTCGGCTCGCTTCCGTCGCCGAGGCCGCCCTGCTGGCCGATGCCAACCTGAACGTGCTGATGGTCGGTCAGGAGCTGATTCGCTTCGCGACCGTCGTGGACAACGGTGACGGCAGCTTCGACTTCTCGACGCTCATCCGGGGACGCAGGGGCACGGGCTGGGCCGCGGAGAACGGGCACCGGGGCGGAACGCTCGTGGTCCTGCTCGACCAGGATGCGCTCTCCTACTCGGGGCAGCCCCCGGCCGAGCGAGACGTCGTGCGGCACTGGCGCGCCGTGACGCTCGCCGGGCTGCTCGACAACTCGGCTCAACGGGGGCAGGCGATCAGCGGGCTCGGGCTGAAACCCTACCGGGTCCGGCACATCGAGAGCACGCGAGACGGGGCGAACCTGATCGTGGTGTCGTGGCAGCGGCAGGCGCGCGTCGGCGGCGAGCTGGACTGGAATGACGGCGTGACCGATCCCCCGATCGGGGAGACGGCTGAAAACTACCGGATTGACTTCATCAACCCTAGCTTCCGGGGCGTCTCGACCGGGATCACGGCGACGACGCTCACCCAGACGGGCGCCGGCTGGACGGTCGACGAGCACGCCGGGCGCTACGTACTCCATCGCCACAACCCGCACCACGGCTCGAGCGCGACGCCGACGGACTTCACCAGGGGTCGCGTCCACCTGCGCCGCGTGCTCTCGAATACCGCGACCGTGCTGACGCTCGCCGATGCGAGCTGGGCGTTCACGCCGACCGTCGGAGATAGCTACTTCATCCAGGATCTCGTCGCGCCCGTCGTCTTGCGGACGTCGACGCAGACGCTCAAGACCTTCGTGTACTCGTCGGCTCAGCAGGTCACGGACGGCTTCACGGCCGGGCAGGGGATTCTCGCGATGGTGGCGCAGCTCTCGAGCGCCGTAGGGCTGGGAGTAGTAAGCTGGGAGCCTGTCTTCGGGACCTAGCCGGGGGAGAGCATGCCGAGTGGCAATCACCTGAATCTCGACGCGATGACCGCGGCGCAGGCCGACAAAGAAGTCACCCACAATGAGAACGTGAACGAGGTGCAGGGCGCGCTCTGCGACTTCACCAGCCAGTCCGTCGCCGGGGGCGCCACCGTCAACCTCGACAACGACACCGTGCTCTATTCGACGCGCCTCGAGCTCACCGGGCTCCTGACCGCCAACATCGCCGTCGACCTGCCCGACCGGAAGCGCAAGCT